TATGTAAAACTTCAAGAAGAAGCTGGCGAACTGGCTCAGGCATTATTAAATAACGATCATGATGAGATAAATGACGCTATCGGTGACATGGTTGTTGTATTAACAAACCTAGCACATTTACACGGAACAAATATAGAAACGTGTATAGCAGAAGCATACAACGTGATAAGTAAACGAAAAGGTAAAATGATTAACGGAACATTTGTAAAAGATGAAAATTAAAACAACAGACGCTATTGTACAAGCGGTAATACAAAAAATGGATAGTCGAAGTATTATTGGTCAAAAAAAATATGGTCAAACAATGCAAGACGAAATAGAAACAGGTAAAAAAGATTTACATATGTTTCTTACAGATGTACAAGAAGAAATAATGGATGCGTTATTATATATTGAAGCAGCAAAAAGATGTTTGCAAGATGAAGTTGAAGAAGCTATGATTCAACGGTATTATGGGAAAGACCCTGAAACTGGAAAAGAATATATTGTAAACGATGAGGAAGAATTATAGAAGAAAAAAGAAAGGTCCTGTTAATAGTAAGAAAATTACTGTTGACGGGATAACCTTTGCTTCTGGTTTAGAAAAGTATATGTATCAAGCTTTAAAGAAAGCTAAAATACACGCTTTATACGAAGGCCAAACCTTTGAACTTATAGAATCATTTGATTTTCCTTTTTCATGTTACGAAAGATGTAGCAATGGTAAAGGTGATTATAAAGACAGAGGTAATAAGAAAATATTAAACATGAAATACACACCAGACTTTATAGGTAAAGGCTGGATTATTGAGTGTAAAGGTAGAGCTAATGAGTCTTTTCCACTACGTTGGAAAATATTTAAAAAGTTAGTAGCTGAAAGAAGATTAGGACCTTTTACACTATATAAACCACAAAACCAAAAAGAGTGTGATATGACTGTAGAACTAATATTAAAACAAATGAAAAATGGCTAGAAAAGTATCAGTGCATATATATAAACCAGCTAGAAAAAAACGACCAGGCGTTCATGCTAAAACTAAAACGTCTAAATGCAAAGGTAGTAAAAATTATGTTAAACGTTATAAAGGACAAGGTAGATGAAAGCATGGGAAATTAATATTGGCTTAGTGCCAGGAGTACTGTTTGGAATAAGACAGTACGAAGATATAGATAACTCAAAGATAGACTATGTATTATACTTAGGCTTCTTTGATATTTGTTACACAACATATTATTAAGAAAATGGGATTATTTGATCAAAGAATACCATATAAACCTTTTGAGTACCCTGAGTATTACACAGAAGGTTGGTTAAAACAAGCTCAGGCGTTTTGGTTACATACAGAAATACCAATGAGTGGAGATGTAAAAGACTGGAACGAAAAGTTAACACCAGCTGAAAAAAACTTAGTAGGAAATATACTACTAGGTTTTGCTCAGACTGAATGTGCAGTAAGTGATTACTGGACACAAAAAGTTGTATCATGGTTTCCTAAACACGAGATACAACAAATGGCTATGATGTTTGGATCACAAGAGACAATACACGCAGTAGCTTATAGTTACTTAAATGAAACATTAGGATTAGAAAACTTTGAAGCGTTCTTGCAAGACGAAGCAACAATGGAACGTTTTGATAATTTAGTAGGATATGAAGGAAATGATAAAAAAGAAATTGCTAAAAGCTTGGCGGTATTTTCCGCTTTTGCTGAAGGTGTTTCTTTATACTCCGCTTTTGCAGTATTGTACAGCTTTCAAATGCGAAACATGCTCAAAGGAATTGGACAACAAATGAAATGGTCTGTAAGAGACGAATCATTACATAGTAAAATGGGATGTAGATTATTTAGACATATGTGTGAAGAAGATAAAGATCTTTTAAAAGATTGCAAAGAAGCTGTTGTTGATGCGGCTAGCGCAATGCACGATGCTGAAATGAAGTATATTGATAAAATGTTTGAAATGGGTGACATAGAAAATTTAAAAGCAAACGATTTAAAACAATTTATTAAAAAAAGACTAAATGAAAAACTTGTTGAACTCGGTTATAAAGGAGTTTTCAAGTATGACGAGGCTTCAGCAAATAATCTTGATTGGTTTTACCATCTTACCGGCGGGCATACTCATACTGACTTTTTCGCGATACGCCCAACAGACTACAGCAAAGCGAATGAAGGAGAAGATTTCGAAGATATATGGTAATAGATTAAATATTATGAATAATATCGATATAACAGAAGATGATATATATAAAGATTTATATAAATAATGGGAACTAAATATAAAATAATGAAGTTTCTAGTACGTAATAAAAAATTAACACCTAGCGAAAGACTAGCTAGTAGGGTAGGTTATTTTGGTGCGGGCTGTTTATTAGCAGCACACTGGACGTTAGAACCTAAATTATACATAGCTGGTTTTTGCTGCGTGTTAATACAGGTTGCAGCTAGAAAACAATGGAACTTAGTAGCGCTAAACATCAATGGTTTAGTTGCTTGGACAAAACACTTAATAGCATAATGTGGAGTAATAGATGGATAAAAGGTCAGGACTACCCAGATTGGGCAGAAGCTGACGTATATAAAAAAACAATACAAGGTGGTTACTTATATAACGGTGAAACACCTAGAGAAGCTTACATGCGTGTGGCTACAACTGTAGCTAAACGTTTAAAAAGACCTGAGATGGCTGAAACTTTCTTTGATTATATATGGAAAGGTTGGTTATGCTTAGCGTCTCCTGTACTCTCTAATACAGGAACTGATAGGGGTTTACCAATCAGTTGTTTTGGTATTGATGTTGCAGATAGTATAATTGATATTGGAACTAAAAATTTAGAGATGATGTTACTCGCAAAGCACGGAGGTGGTGTTGGTATTGGTATTAACCAGATCAGGCCTGCAGGTGCAGAGATAACAATGAATGGCACGTCGGACGGAGTAGTACCTTTTTGTAAAATATATGATTCAACTATATTAGCTACAAATCAAGGTGCTGTCCGTAGAGGTGCTGCGTCAGTTAACTTGAATATAGAACATAAAGATTGGGAAGACTGGTTGGAAATAAGAGAACCTAAAGGTGATATTAATAGACAATCACTAAACATGCATCAGTGTACTGTTATTGGCGATAAGTTTATGCGTAAACTCATGGCTGGTGATAAAGTTGCAAGACGTAAATGGGGTAAGTTATTACAAAAGCGTAAAGCTACAGGCGAACCCTATATAATGTTTAAAGGTAATATTAACAAGAACAACCCTGCTGCGTATAAAGACAATGCTTTAAAAGTGTTTATGACTAATATATGCAGTGAAATAGTATTACATACAGATGAAAACCATAGTTTTGTATGTTGTTTATCTAGTTTAAATCTAGCTAAATATAAAGAGTGGAAAAACTCTAATTTAATATACGATAGTATATGGTTTTTAGATGGAGTGTTAGAAGAGTTTATACAAAAAGCTAAATATAGAAAAGGTTTTGAAAACTCTATAAGATCTGCTGAAAAAGGTAGAGCACTAGGATTAGGAGTATTAGGTTGGCATACTTATTTACAACAAAAAGGTTTACCTTTTGAAGGATTATTAGCACAATATGAAACAAGAAGAATATTTTCACAAATCAAAATTGAATCGGAAAGAGCAAGCATGGCACTTGCTGAAACGTTCGGCGAACCGCTTTGGTGCGTTGGCACAGGATTTAGGAACACACATCTTAGAGCTATCGCTCCTACTGTTAGTAATAGCAAGCTCTCTGGTAATATTAGCCCTGGAGTTGAGCCATGGGCTGCTAATGTTTTTACAGAGCAATCTGCTAAAGGTACGTTCATTCGTAAGAACCCTACGTTGGTACAAGAATTAAAAAAGAATAATTTAAATACAGATAAAATATGGAATCAAATTTTAAAAGACGGTGGTTCAGTACAAGGTATAAAACAATTAGACAAAATTACTATTGGAGAACACAACGTGCCTATAAAAGAAGTTTACAAAACATTTAAGGAAATAAATCAACTAGAACTAGTTAATCAGGCGGGTATACGTCAACAGTACATAGATCAGTCTGTTAGTTTAAACTTAGCTTTTCCTTCACAAGCAGAACCTAAATGGATAAATAAAATACATTTAGAAGCTTGGAAGAAAGGAATTAAAACTTTGTATTATATGAGAACAGAATCAGTTCTCAGAGGAGATATAGCTAAACAAGCTATGAGTGAAGATTGTTTAAGTTGCGATGGATAAAATTAAAGGGGCGAAAGCCCCTTTTTTTTATTTCTTTATTTTTTCTACAGCAGATATGCCAAAACATCCAAGTGTAACCCACACGAAAGAATTATAAACTACTTCATTAATAATAAGATCTTTATCTGCTATAAGACTTGTTAGTAAGTCAGCCACAGCAAACAAAACCATTACTATAAAAGAAGCAAAACCTATTATGTTCTTTTCGTTAATGTTGTTTTTATCTTCAAATAATTTCCACATAATTTTAGCATTTCCATCTACGTCTAGCAGCTCGACCTCTTTCACCGGTCCAACCTTTTGATCTAGCGCAAAATGATTTTCTACGTTTAGCAGCTTTGCTACCAGGTTTTACTTTACCTGTTACAGCTGTCTTTAATTTACTACCAGGATTTTTCTTTCTATACTCTTTTACACCTTTTTCAGTCATACCTGCACCTTCTTTTGTAGTACGAAAGTTACGCCCTTTACCTTTAGTAGTTTTTCTAGGTTCGTTACTTTTTTTCTTTTTAGCTGGAGATGGATATGGTGCGTCACCTATTTTTTTAGGTCCTATAATACCACAACCACAATGTTTAGCTGGACTACCACAGGTTTTACACTCTGTATGACAGTCGTAATTAAACGTATTGTTTGTAGTGCTATTAACTCTTTTTAACCACATATCTTATTTTTTATGATTACCACAACCAGCTTTAGCAGGTGAGTATTTTGATACTGCGTTAACAGCTTTATTTGCAACAGCACCCGCAATTGCTTTACCAACCATTGGTACAGCAGCTGCTAATAATGGAGCTATTTTAGCTGGCGATTTTTTTACTTTCTTAGTTATAGGAACGCAGTTAGGTACCATCCTACCGCCTTTTTTCTTCATGCCGATAGCTTCGTAACCTGACCAGCAAGCGCTTTTTAAACCTTTACCTTTTTTCTTTGCCATAGTTATATTATTTTGTAGTTTGTTTTATTGTTTTTGTCTTTATATGCTTTTAAGCATCTTTTTCTATTAGACTCAGGACTTACGTAACTAACGTGAACCCAGTTAGGATTTTTGTCAGTGCCGAACTCCCATATCATCTGATCAAAGTCTATGTTTTCTCTTATCCATTTAAACATAACAGCATTAGTAGCATGTCCAAATGTATCATCAATGTCAATTGCTTGACCATGACAATGTTGAGATTTTGATGAACCACCAATAGCTTTGTTAAGTTCAGGTCCACGATAAAATGAATTTATCTTTATAGGACCTCCTACAAACTCTCTAAGAGGTTCAAATACTTTTTCTGCAATAAGCTTCATGTTTGTTAAATGAACATCAGAGGGATCATTTTTTAATCCAAGTCTCTCTGCTGTTCTGCTATACACACCTTCGCGATAACTTACGTGTTTACTTAGTCTTTCCACTTTTTCTACCTTTACGTGCTTTACCAGCAATAGCGTCATCAATGTCACCTAATTGGTTTCCAACTTCTTTTATTGCTTTAGCTACATCTGCAAGTTCTTCTGCAGTTAGCTTATATCTTTTCTTTATTTCTTTTACAGTAGCAATTGCTTTTTCATCTACTGTAGTTTTACTCCATAAATACGCCCAAACGTCTTTTACGAACTTTTTTATTAGATTTATCATTATTAAATAAATTAATTGTAACACTTACAGTTATACCGCCAAGTGCTGTAGCGGTTAGATCTCTTGTGTCAAACTTGTTACCTGGTTGAGTAGAGTCTAATATTTCTTTTATTGATCCAGCTAATATAGAAGTACCTATACCAGCCATTAAAGATAATTTTTTATCCTTTGTTTTGTTCCACACATACGTATAGCCGGTTGCACTAGCCAAGCTACCAGCTACAAAATGTAACTGTTTATCTTTTTCACTTAATAATTGTGCATTACTTACAAATGCAAATAGGACAAAAAGGACACATAGCTTAAAATTTACTTGCGTTATTAACTTCATTTATTGCTTCTTGAATTTCTTCGAGACCTGCAGGTAATTCAAGATCTAAACCTGCTTTAAAAACTTCTTCTTTAAAACCATCTTTATATATTATAATAGTTGGTGCCATACGGACTTTGTATTTCTTTTTAGCTGTTGGAGCTTTAGCTATATCAACTCTATAATAAATAGCATCTTCTAACTGATCCCACTCAGCAAAACAGTTTACTTCGTTAAACTTTGCCCAAAACTCAACTACAACAGGTTTGTTGTTATCGTCTCCAAAAGCCTCTTTTATATTTATTTTTTCTTCAAAATTAGTATCATCTATCCAATATTTTTCTGGCACGTCTGATTGTGCCATTGCAAGGCTAGCTGTAAATGCTAGTATTAAAATAAGCATATACATTATAAAAATTTTAGTTTTTTCTTTCATTACCTGTTTCTTTGTATTTCGTATAATCTTTGATCTATCTTGTCAATAGTTTCTTTAATTTCTTCTACGTCTTCTTGCGTATCCATAATTGTCTGACGAATTAATTCATCTTTTAAATCATATTCAACTCTATCAATAACAGGTGCTGGTAGTTCCATAGCTTTAGCTATATCTGCTTGCATTACAAAATACATACTTGCTAAAGTAATTGTAAAACCTACAATAATACCTATTGTTTTAAGGTCTAATGTTACCTTTGTGTTTTCTCCAATTTGATTTGCCATTATCTTAGTGTTATATTTAGTCCAACAGAACTGTTATAGATTTTACTATCCCAGAATTTAGTATATTCACCCTCTACAAACAAACCAATTGATTTACTTAGCTTCCAACCAAATACAACACCAGCTTGATAATCCTCCCATTGTTCTGGCTCAGAATCTTGTTTTAGTCCACCTTTACCCCAGTTATTTCTATTTAAATAACTAAAGTCTTCGTCACCTTGAACATACTTGTGATATGGTAATAGGTAGTTACCATAAGCATGGAGCCAGAAATTATTTTTATAGTGGTAAAAGTCAAAACCGACAACAGGTGATATTACACCAAACGCATCGATGTTTTCAAATATCTCATTATTGTATCGGTTCATAAGATCTGCAAACACACCATCACGAAACTCTAAATCACTATCAGCAACTATATTTCCATCTGGATCTATCCAATACCAGTCATATACTTCGTTGCCAAACTCATCTTGCTGTGTATAATATACATCATCATAACCATATAAGAAACCTAGTTCGTACCAATAGTTAACAGGATATTCTTGACCGTTTATTATTTCTGTTTCATTTAACCATATTTCAATAGGATTATATCCATAAGGTCTTTCGTGTGTACGGTATATAGCGCCTGCAGATAAACTAAATTTATTACCAATAGGTAATTTAGCTTTTACTTCAGCTGACTTATAGTTAAAATCAACTTTACCTTGTTTTCTACTTTCTATTTTAACAACATGGTATTTACCACTATGTTTTAAAAAATATCTATGATTGTCAAATACTTCGTCTCTTTCTCTTTCCTTTTCCCAGTGGAATAAATATTCAAAACCTTTTACAGGTGAATTAGTTGCGGCTAAGCCTACACTACTTTCAGTACCATCATAATAATGTTTACCTTTAAATTCATAATCAAACCTAGCTAGTTTACGCACACCAAAACCATATCTATAATCAAAGTCATAGTAATCTGTTCCGTCTACTACAACGGGTATATCATACAGACCACCATCTGGATTTGTTCTTACAAAATAATCTTTAACTTCTTCTTTTGGATTATCTATATCACCAGCTATGTAAAAAGTACTATATTTAAAAAATTCATCATAAATTGATTTAAATATACTTTTTTTGTTTTCTTGTGCAAAAACAGTGATATTTGATAGTAAAAATACTATAATTAGCAATTGTCTCATGTTGTAGGGGTTTTATTTTATTATTACTTGTTTTTAGTTTTTTTTAACGTTCTTGTATTGTTCTCTCACCAATTTCTCTTTCTCCGACTGATCTTTCACCAATTTCCCTTATAAGATCTTTTAAATCCTCTGTTTCGTCTTTATCTAACATGCCAAGTTGCCACTCTGTCCAACCTAGTAATAAAGCTATACGTTGCCAGTCTTCTGTATCTTCTCTTAACGCAGCTTCTATGTTATTGTATTTTATAAATAATCTGTCTAAAGGAACGTTTGTCGTAGCTGATACAACTTGACCAAGAGACATGTAAGCAGGGTTTGTAGGATCTAAAAATCCTTTTTCTTTTATTTGATCCATTTCATAATCTAATTTTAAACCAGCAGATCTTAGTTTAGATACTTTAGAATCTATAGGTGGAGCCATGTCCATTATATTATAACCTACGTTAGCATATTTAGATCTTTTCTTTTGACTTTCTTTTATAGCAGCATACATCATACTTCTAACTGTATTCACAGCGGCACCTTGCCAACCCATACCTCTTAATATACTTTCAGCCATACCATTAGCTGTTCTAACATAGTCACCGTCTATTTTTTCATTATCATCAAATGCATCTCTAAATAAAGCGTTTTGTAAGCCGTTAAACATTAGGTTTTGTATAAAACCATAATAAGCTATTTTAGACATATGCTCTCTAGCATCACCTCTACCGTTTTTAAGATCATCAGCGGCTCTTTGCATTATTCTAGCATACTGAGATGGAGTGTTAGCAAACGATAAAACTAATCTACCTAAATGACTAGCTTGTTGCATTGATATTCTATCAGCTCTACTTGACTGCTGTGACTCTTCTGTTATTTCTCTAAAATCATCAAATGCTTTTTTCTCTGCTTCAGCTTTACTCATACCTTCTTTAATGTATCTGTTAGTTCTGTTTCTATAAAAAGCAGCACCACCAGAAGCAATAGCATGACTATCAGCTGCTCTTGTTAATACAAAACCTTTATTGAGTAAATAACTTATAGCACCTTCAACACCATTTTTATTAGCAGCTTCTGCTATTTCATTTTCAGCAACATTTATTCTATTACCACCCCTTCTTTCTACTAAGAAATCAGAGTTCATTAAATATGTGTAATCTTTCCAAAACTGTTTTTGGTTTGCTATAGCTTTAGAAAACTGAAGAGGATTATTATCTGTCCAGTTAACATAGTTTATAGTAGATATTGTTTGTAATAAAGCTGATTTAGAGTTCAAGAACATTATAGCGCCAACAGAGTTGTTCACCCAGTCAAGAGCTCTTTGTTCCATTTGACCAGCCTTACCACTTAATAAAGGACCAGGCCTGTTGCTACCAGTTTTCATTCTTTGTAACATGTTCTCCATAGCAGCTCTCCAGTTACTACCTAAAGCAGCCTCAAACTTATTCATGTTTTTAGGACTAAATATTATATCAACATTTTGTTGCCACTCTTGTAAATACTCAGCTCTTTTATTTTCATTTAAGTTTTTATGTAAGTCTGTTGTTATTGTTCCAGCTAACCAAGACTCAGTTGGTTTTATATAACCATTACCACCGTTTAAATTTATTAATTGTTGAGAAAATCTAGCTAAAGCAGGTTTTGAATTTACATAATCAACCATCATTTTTTGATCAGCTTTTGATAAGTTAGGTATTTCGTAACCAGACTTAGCCCAAGTATAAACTCTTATAGCTTGTTGAATTGTATAAGGCTCACCTGGTATTTCTTTCATTAAATCTTTAGGTATTCCAGCTTCAACTAATTGTTTTTTCATAGCGTTAAAATCATTTATCATATTCATTCTATCGCTAGATAATTTGTTTTCTGCTCTGTTGTATGGTTTCTGTAGATTATCTTCAAAAAACTTTTTATCTAAATCACCTTGTTTTCCTTTACCTAAAAGTCTATACCATAAACCTTGAAAATCTTGAGCAGAAGAGGCCATAAATTGAAACTTACCACTTTTAGCACCCATGACTTGAGCTTTACTAGGTGAATAAACTTTTTGTGATCCAATACCAAATTTTCTTTCGACCATGTCGTTAATAAGTTTGTCAAGGTCTTTTGACTGCATTGCTTGTTGAACATCACCTTTAACATCTATTAAATCTAATACTTGTTTTACAGCTTTTACATTTTTAATAGCATCATCAGCAAAATAAAAATCATTATAACCTTTAGATGCTTTGTTTAAAACCCACATTGCTTTTGCAGCTGGTGTTCCATTTTCTAAACCTGTTATGTTTTCTAGTGGTATTTCTAACCCTATACTCTTTAAAAATTTATGTATAGACTTAGCTGATTGTTGTGGTCTTGCTGTTAATACAAATATATCACCGCTTCCAAACTTATCTTGTCGCTTTAAAGCTAAATCCGCTAAAGGACCTTTTTTACCTTGTATAACTTTATTAAATTCACTAAAATCATATTTAGCCCCTTTTTCCGTTAACTCAGCATCTCGCTTAGCAAATTCAGTAGCATTTATTTTAAACTTCTTACCATCAGGCATTGTAACTAATACCTTACTATTTGACTTAGCTAATGTGTCATCAAAGTCAAATATACTAATACCTTGTCTTTTTCTACCTTTTATACCCATTAATGTAATAACATCATTAACCTCTGCTATTTTTTTCATTAATTCTGGTGAAGATAAATCTAAAGACTTCATGCCTGGAAATCTTTTATTTAAATTTTCTAAAAGATTTTGTTTTATCTTGTTTACTGTTTTATAGCTTGTAGCTATATTTACAGATTCTTCAACTAGTTGTTTGTACGACTTACCTGTTTTAAAATCTATTGTTTTTTCCATTACAATTTCATTTAGCATAAAATTTGCTTTAGCAGATATATTACTATTATACCCTTTTAACAAACCTGTATTACCGCCAAACTCAGGGTTATCTACAATTTTTCTTAATTGTTCAGGTATTATACTTTGTCTATATTTAGCCGTTAGTTTTCCAATTTCTTTTAAATATTCTTCTTTTGTTTTAGATTCAAGAAGTTTAATTAAAGAGTTACCATTAAAATTAGCTACTTGAAGTTCATGCTCACTTCTATACATCCTTTTACCAGTTTCAGGATCAATCATACCTTTGTCTATAACACCGGCATTGTGAGTAGCTAAACCTCTAGCAAAACCTTGACCTATACTTGTTTGTAGTTGTAAAAGATGATGTATACTACTTAAAGCAGAAGCTTTATCCTTAGAACCAGCATAGTAGTCAAACAACTTGCCTTTTATATAGTTTAATGCTTTTTCGTTAGCTATTTCCGTTTGTTCTAATGTAACACCTTTTTTAGTTAAAAAGTCAGACATTGCTTTAGCATATCTCTTTTTACCAGCAGGAGTAGACGTGTCAATAGTTTCTAACAACTGATCGTGTTTCTTTTTAACATTTACGTTATCAGTTAATTTAACATGTGCTGGATTAAAATCTAATTTTTCTTTTGTTCCTAAACCATCATAAGTTCTTTTTCTATGACTAGCTGACAAATAACCTTCCTTAGTATAATCTGCTTTTTCAAAATTTAATAAAGGTGTTTTGTATTGTCCATGACCTAAACTATTAGTAAATAATTTAGCAATAGCAGGATCCATTGTTTTTGCAATCTCAGCCATTTCAGAGTAAAACTTTTCATTAAAAACAGGATCTTTTACTCTATCTGTCATTGTTTTTATTTTACCATTTTTGTCGGTAATGTTAAACTCTAGTCTTTGAATATCTTTTGCATCCCAACCTTTTTCTTGTAAAACTCTATTTATCTCTCTATTTATTCCCACGTATTTGTCAGGAAAAGAAATAGGCACAAATGGTTTTACTTTAGCTGTAAGACCTAGTGACTGCATAGCTGTCATTCTATCGTTTAAGTTTTTTACAACGTCACTACTTATTTTATAACCGTTTTCACCACTTATTTTATCCCAGTGTTTATCTAAAACTTTTTGATCAGCTGTACTAAATTTTAATTTTAAGTTTTCCCATGCTTCACCCGTGTTTTCATAATCATTCCAATTATGTGTTCTTATACTTTGTTTAAACTTATTCCAAACACCTATTTCTTTTTTAGCCAACTCGCTTAAATCTTTTGACTGCAAACCTTTTGGTGTTGCTCCTTCAATTTTTTCTTTAATATAACTATTATAAATATCTTCAAATGTAAGTTTATGATATGCTTCAGGAGCTTGTTTTTTCATAAAATCTTGAACCATTGGATCATTTAGTTTTTCTCTAAAATCTTGTGATGACTTAGGTTTACTTATATATGTTATAAACTGTTGTGCTGCTTTTTTAATAGCTACATTATCTCTTTTGTTAAATATAATGTTTTCTAGTTGACCTTCTACATAATCGTTTTTAGTATACTTAAGTGTTCTAGCGTTAGTTTCTGACCACTCAGGCATTTCATTACTTTTAAACTTTTCGTTTGTTTTAGTATATATAGATTTAAATATACTTTTGTTTATGTTTGTAGGTTGATAAAACTTTTCATTAGATGTTTTAGGCAAAAACACATGTGCATTTTTTTCACCTATATTATCAAATGCTTCTTTAAAATTATTTACAAACTCAGCTGGCTTCATATCACGAGTAACATTCATAGCTTCATACAAACCATCTTCAGTAACTTTTTCAAAAGCTTTACCTATACTATTAAAAGATAAATCTTTTATATAGTTTTCAGGTTTTATACCTTTTACATAATCTATAACATCTTGGGTTTTTATAGAAGAAGGAGCTTTAGTAATTTCACTTATACGTATACCCTCGTTTAAAGCGTTAAATGCTTTTGCTGGTTCACTTTCTTTTGGTCTAAAATCAAAAGACTCTCCGCTTAAATATTTGTTTTCTAAATTTCTAGCAATATCAGGATCAGACAAGCTAATATCAAAACCTCCAGATTTACCAACATCTAAACTACCTTCTTTTATTTCAAATACACGTAGCGCTAACTGCTGCATAACATGTTTTGTTAAAGGGTATTGAGCTTCTGTTTTACCAAAAGCGGCTGGATCATATGTTTTAATTATAGACTCTAAACCTCTGTTTTTACCTCTTGATAAATCATAAACTAATTCTGTAGCTAGCATGTATCTATCAGCTGGGTCTGTTACTTGTAGATCAGGAGCACCTTTTCTAACCATCCTTTGATTATAAGAATCAATAACGTTATATACAATACCGTCAAACTCTTTACTAACAGATGTAGTTGGTTTTGCTGGATCAGGTAGTAAAAGTTCTTTTAACACTTGATCTATATTTCCATCGTATTTTTCTTTTAACTGATTAAACCTATCTTGTGTTGATTTTGATTTTTTAGCAAGTTCTTGTAAATTTTTAGAAGATGTTTCTACAGCAAAGCCTTCAGCTTCAGATTTTCTAGTTCTCATATCTGAACCAATAGGTTCTTTTAACCAGTGTTGTTTATCTATATTATTAAAAATATCCCATTGTTTTTGAGTTACTTTACCTTTTGATAAACCTTGTGATAGACTATAAAAGAAATTAACTAAATCTTCTTTTGTTTTTATTTTATAATCAACGCCAAATTTTTCCATTAAACCTTCAGACCACTTGCCTAGGTCTTTATATTTTTCAGACGTTACAAACCTACTGTAATTTCTTGGATTAGCTAAAGCTTCAAATACATAAGCAACATACTCTTCATTTAATAATTTCTTTTCTTCTGTTTTTATTTGTTCTTTTGTTTTACCCTCTAATTCAAGCGCTCCTTTTCTTTCTTCAGTAAATTTATATCCTTCTACAATATCTTTAATAAAGAACTCGTTACCTTTCATGTCAAACATTTTCTTTTTATCAAAAACTTTTTCTAGCTGTGTTCTTAATTGTGCAGCTACATCAGGATTTCTTTTTATAAGTTCTTTAAATGCGTAATGTACTATTTCATGAGGTAATTTACCAGGTTCTGCTTTGTTAGTGTTTATCCATATTCTGTTTCTAGCAGCGTTTATTTCAGCTGCAGCAGTTTTGTCTGTAACCCACTTAGGTGCTTCTTTACCAGCAATCATTTCTAAATTACCTTCAGGATCAATAATAGTTTTTACATTATCAAAAACTTTATTAACGTGCTCTGTTGCTTTAGCATCATCTTGCCAGTCTTCAAATCTATATGCTGTCATCAACATATTCTCTGAGTTTATATAAAGCTCTTGATATTTTTTTCTATCTGCTTTTAATTTTTCTAATCTCTGTTTTGTGGTTGGATTATTACCTTCTAAGGTTTTCATTTGATTTTCTAAAAATGAAATCTGTTCATTTATTTGTTTTGTTACAGCAACTGATTCGTTTCTAACTTGCTCAATACCTTTCCACCAAACTTTACCTCTTAACGTTTGTGATCTTACAGGAGCTATACCTAATGAGGCTGGTATTTTACCAAGACCATCATAACCTTTTCTTATTTGACCACCTTGTTTAGCCATACCTCTTATACCTAAAGTACCAAATACTAAAAAGTCAACTAAAGCTGTTTGTGCTGTGTCTGATAGTTTAAACTCATCGTTTTCATTAAAGTAAGTTTCTTCTAAATGAGACATAAAGGTTTTATTACCTTTTAAATCTTCAACTAACGCCTCAAGGTTTTGTGCACCTTGAACAGATAACGTACCGGCTATACCACCTCTACCTATATTGTTAACAACGTTGTTTAATGTAGGGCTTGCAGATTTTAAAAATGGTAAAGCTTTTCCTATAGAGTAAAAAGCAACGCCACCACCCATATGATAATATTCGTCAAAAGCAGCTTTCATTTTAGCTTCTTCGTACATAGCATGTAATACAAAGTTGGTTGTGTGTGCTAATCCTCTAGAAGACTTAACACTCATGCCAGCACCTCTACCGGCTTTATATAAGTTTTTAGCTAATTTAGGTATACCTGTAAATACACCAACTTTTTTAGCAGCAACATCTATAGCAGCAAACTCTGCTAACGCAGGTATAAAACCAGTAAAACCTTCCCATGTTTTATAACCAACTGACCTGTCAAGTCTCTTTTTCATTTCTTCAGTTACAACACCACCATAAGTATCTTCTAATGTTTGTACAACGTCTTTTTCTTTTCGTATAGTGTATATATCTCTTTTATAAACTTTATTGTAACTGTCTTCATCGTATTTTTCAAATACTTTATCAAAACCTGCCCATTGTGCTAAATCGCCTTTAAAACCTTCACCAGCTTTAAGTAAACCTTGTTTCATAAAGTCTTTAAAGCCTTGTCCTTCTAGTTTTTGTGTTGGATCAATGTTCATTGCATCCATTTGTCTTAACACTTCTTTTTCTAAAAGTATTTGTTTTCTGTTATCTCTGTGGTCTCTAACTTTTAATTTAAATGCTCTTGACAAGTCTTTATCACTAAATAAATCCTCATCGTAAAAATTTCTTTCTAACCAACCAAATTCTTGTTTTTTATCATTTTCTAATAAACCAAAATAACCTAATGGTGAATCAAAATTATTACCAGTTATTATATTTTGTCCAGTACCTTGTTCTATAGCAGCTTGTTCCTCTCCAGTTATCACGTTTGATCCACCAGCACTATCACCATCAGTAGCTATTGTTCTACTAAAATTTTTACTTAATACACTCATAGGTACTCTATAAGTAAAACCATTTTCTACAGCACCTGTTTTATATTCTTTTAATACTTCCCAAGCTTCAGGATCATTAACGACAACATCATACATGTCTTCACCCTCAAAGTCATTTAAAGCAAGTTCTTTGAACTTACCCTCTCTTAATGATCTTATATGCTCTGCGTATGTAGGTTCTGTTAGTTGACCACCGTTTTCTATTATTTCTTTATAAGCATTTATTTCTTCTTCTGTAAACTCGTATGAATCTTTTGTTTTATCTAAAGTTTCAATAGGATTACCATCCCAGTCATATAGGTTTTTAACATTATTACCATATTCGCTTTTATTAAGCTCATCATATGCTTTCTTTAATTTTTGTTGTAGGATTTCAGGTGTAAGAATATTACCATTTTCATCTTCAATGGTTTCACCTGCCATGGATTTTTTTAGCTGTTTTGTAATATCCATTACATTTTGTTCAGCTGGAGTTGATGCTAAATAATCGTATTCTTCATAGGTGGCAACAATAGCGCCTTCACTATTAAACTTAGGATCTTCAGCTCTTTTTACTATTTCAGAGTTTAATCTTTTTTTATTAGTATCTTTATTTAAATTATCTTCTTCTGATACTTTTTTCTCAATACCGTATTTTATTAGTTTGTCTAAGTCTCTTTCTAATAGGTTTTCGTAACCTTCTTTTTGCTCAAAACCACCGTACCAGTTTTGATCACCGAATTGTTTTTTTAATTCTTTTGCTATTTTTTTATAAGCATCAGCATCACCTTCAGCTTGATCATCATATCCTCTTAGTATGTTTTTCCATTGAACTACGTTATCGTATTGATCAACGTCAACACCATAGATGTTAGCTATATTTTCAGGATTATTTAACCAATCCATTATAGGTTGTTTAGCACCATTATACTGGTTTACAAAATTAACGTCGTTTATTCTTTTGTTTTCTTTTATTTTGTTTTGCTTTCTGTTTTCTTCCTCTTGATCGTATACAGCTTGTGGCTTAAATTTAGCGTCCATTCCACCACCAGCAAATATACGTGGGTTTGGTTGATTAGCTATATCAAAGGGTTTAGGAAGATCAGGGTCTATAATAGGATCTTCTTGTGGTGTATTCCACCAAGTCAATAAATCTTCGTAATTATGATTTGACATGTTTTATTATTTAAGTTCGCCTTGAGCTATTAGTCTTCTTATGTACTTCATAAAATCTTTTACGCTTGTGCCTTTCATTTTTTTATCAAAAAGTATATTTTTAGAAAACCAGTCTGCGGATTTAGGATCAGAAGTTTTCATCATACCTTGATTCATTCTTTTATCATAAATTCCAACTCCATCAGGCAAAGGAACAATTACATAGTTACTTCCAGCGAAAACATTACTTTGCCAATCATCAATTGTCAACGATATAGTTGGATCGTCGTTAGTTTTCATCCATTGTAACATCTCCAATTGAGATTGAGAAAAGTCAGGTTTATCATCATCAGGATTTTTTCTAGCATTATAATTACCAACAGCTGTACCAACACCACTAGATATTACACCAGCATAATAATCAGTTAGCTCTTTTCTTAATAAATCTTCGTTTTGTGGTGCTATCCAATCAACAGGTTGTTTTCTGCCTTCTAAAATCTCGTTATCGTACCACTCATCAAAACTTAAACCAGTAGAACCAACATCATCATATGCCATAGATAATAAACGATCTCTATTACCTTTAAACATATTCATAAGTTTTAATCTAACACTAGCATCGTCATAAGGAATACCATATCTATTACCATTGTCTATATACTTTTGATACATGTCTAGATAAGCAGTTGCTCCTTCAGCATCTTCTAGTCTATAATCAGGAATTTGATCTTGAGGTATACTAAGCACTTCTCCATTATAATCGACATTATAAACAATGTTTTTATTTTCGTCCATTGTTATTTGAGCTTTATTTCTTCTTATTTGGTCTATAATATGAAGATCTTTATCACTGTTAGATTCAGAAATCATACCACCGTCAAAATCTTTTAAATAACCGATGTTTTCTTCCTGCATATTAGTAAAGTAGTTATTGTATTTATTAGCGTTAGCTATAATACCAGCGTTGCCAGTTTTAGCATTCATATACTCTTCTGAATATGGATCGCCTTCTGCAATAACTTTAGCATTATTTGCAAAAGTCATTTTATCTTGCATTAACATTTGTGTCAACATAGGTTGAAACTGTGGTGGTATTTTACTTAAATCCAAGGAAGGCATTTTATCTACTTCAGCTTTAGCAGCTGCTCTACGTAGTTTTCTTTCATTTTTTTTATTTGCTTTGTCTAATAAGTATTGTCTACTAGCAGCATCAGTTCTTCTTTGCGCATCAGAAATTAAAGGATTTAATACTTCACCTAGCTCTTTATAGTTCATACCCATGTCGTTACGACTCTGTACAACTCTTCTATCTATGTTTATTAAGTCAGTAGATGTAGCATAAGGTACCTTGTTTATGCTTGTGTTAGCATAACCGCCAGACGCTCTTTGTTTCATTGCTTTATTGTATTCTTCTTGTGTCATGTCTTATTTATTTATCCTATGTACCATATGAATTATCTGATCTTAACGGTACTCCACCTTCACCAAATAACAACGGGTGATTTTGGAAACCTCCACCTAAACCGTCTTGGCCACCACCACCAAATCCACCGATTTTAGTTGATTTACCGAACATATTACCTAGCTTCATTCCAGCTGTTGCTGTTGTAGCTATACCAGATTCTAAATTTTTTCTAGCTTCTTCTCTAGCTTGATTAGCTTTTTCTAATCTATTAGCCGAAAAACCAAACTCTGTTTTATTTTGATTAGCCTGCATCTCTCTAGACATCATCTCTCCTTTTCTTTGTAACAAATCAACTCTTTCAGCACCTTGAGCCATTTTCATTTGATTAGCTTGCTCTTGCTGACCTATAGAAGCAGCATTTGCCTGTATGTTCTGTGTTTGTTGTTGAGCCATAGCCTGAGCTAACGAAGCAATACCGCTACCACCAGCTGAAGCACTCATTGTTTGCATTGTATTAGCTAAAGCTTGATTTTGTTGTTGAGCTTTAAACTCATTCATTTGTTGATTAACGGTAAGATCTTCATACGCGTTTTCCATGTTTGCGTAAGGATTACTAGTATCTTGCTGAAGAATTTTATCCTTCATTCTATTATACTCACCTTGAGCTTCTCTTTGCTCTTGTTTTCTTTTTTTACTACCTATTATACCCTTAGCAATATTATACACGCCACCTGCGGCCTGCATGGCTAAAGCTACTGGAAATAATTTTGCTGGTGAATTACTCATTTTCTTATTTATTTATATATTTATAATTACACTTTTTATCATTTATTTACTACTTATAAAGATTTCAGAGCTAACTGCAAACAGTTCTGCTCTATCTGTAGAGTCATTTCTCATCTGTACTTGAGCATAATAACCTATAACACCCGATGTTCCCGCCTGTACATCTTTACCAAAAAACACAAAGTTACCATCGTTTGGTCTAGGTACACTGTTGTCAACTTCTACAGAAATAGTGTTCGTTGCTGTATCAATTGCTATACACTCACCCAATCTTATTATAGAACCATTATTACTTACATAGTATATAATATCCCAAGCACCTTCATCAGCTTGTGATGTAGCTGTAGCAATATTAAGCGCTTTAGCTTGTAATGATTCGTTTATTGGGTTGTCAAATTCTAATGTTACTGTTGCCATAATTATGGGGTTGCGTTGTTTCTATAAACTAATATTATTTCTAAAGTGTGTGATTCAGCTGATAAACTGTTATGATTAGTATCAAGAACGTTAGTTTTAACCACACCTGTTCTTTCACTGTTATTAAACGTTGACGTTCCACTACCTGAACCTGTACGATTTATAGGTATATCTCCACTAGCTACTGTTGTTCCAGAAGAGTTTATAAGTCTATATAATACTTGATGGAAATCATATATGTCGTTCATATATGTAGGAACACCAGCGTTTGTATCATTAACATCCCAGTCCGTAACTTGTAATGTTATATCATTGCTACTACCTGATGTTAAGTTAGTAGAATTTAAAGTACCACTAAATACAGCTGACATGTTATATTCTGTAGTTTCATTTCCTGTATCTGATAAATCTTTCCATTTATAAACAGTGTTAACACTAAATAAACTACCCGAGCCAAGCGTTATGTTTACGGTTGCTGTGTTGCTATCTTGTAAACCGTCACTTACTTTAAATCTAAACAAGTCAGTTCCTGTTTGACCCACGTTTCTAGTATATGTTGCAACACCGTTTGTTGATATTGAAAGCGTACCTTTTGAAGGAGCGTTAACAACAGTGTATGATAAACTATCTCCATCAGCATCTGCTGCTGTTAAACCGTGTGTTGTAGCTCCGTTTAAGTTAGCTGTAAAACTACTATTTGATGTTGTTGGCGCGGTGTTTAAACTTATAAGATTATCTAAATTTAAAGTAGCTGTTTGAGTGCTAGTACCTAAAAAGTGTATTGAATAATCACCGTTTACGGTTGCTGTAGCTGGAGTAACAGCATTGTTAACTGTTATATCTAATAATGGTAAAACTTTAGTTCCACCTGTTAATAATCTTGTTTCACCGCTAGTACTACCCTCTGTTATATGTGCGTTTGTAGGTGTAACAGGTAATCTAAATAATTTATTATTTTGAGAAGAAATAACCCAAGAAACAACAGGATCTTCATAACCCTCGTGTGTTCTAGGATCATAACTACTACCGTTACCAGTAAACGTATATACTGTTGAAGGTATTGTTAGATTTGTTGTACTTGTTTTTGATATTGCAAAATTAACATTAACTGAAGGTGCTTGTGTTAAAGCTATTACTTTTGGTGAGTTACCAGAATTAAACTGAAAAGAATCAGAAGAAGTTTCTGTTAAAGTTACATTATAAGTTATATTAGAACTTCCTGTTATAGGTGGGAAGTATATTTCCTCAGTATGTTGACCAGCTATAGTACCTGTTAATTCATCAGTTGCAGAAGCTATAGTCACTACCTTAGGACCTGATATTAAGCTTTCAGAAGTACTTGCAGCGTTTTCAGCTTCTATTGTAACGGTAGCTCCCGGATCACCAAATAAAACTAAATTTCTTGTTTCACCTATATGTGATATATTTGCTTCGTTTATTTGATAGTTATATATTTTATCTGTAGAAGGAACAAATGTAGTTTCAGTTGTTCCTAATATACCTATAACATCACCAGTAACATTAGAAGCAGGGAAAGTATATTTTACAACAATTGTTACAACAGTTAAATCACCACCAGCTATACTACCTGTGGTTTCAGTAACTGTTATATCATAATCGTTTACATCATTTAAACCACTTGTATCTAAAGCTGGTAATATACTAAACTTATGATTTGAAGCAGCTGTTAATACAACTGTTTTTAAAGTAACAGGTCCACTGCCTTGGGCACCGGTGCCGCTATAAGCTTCTCCAGAAGGTGTAAACGCTTTTGTAAAGTTTTCTCCTACAATATCTAGTGTACCATTAATACTTTTACTAGATTTTAAAGCTCTACCAGCTATGTTAACGGTAACTGATTGATTAGCCGAAGGCATAGTAAAGTTTAATGGTATTACTACGTCTATGTCGCCATTTTCTTTTATAGTTGTTAAACCAGTTGGAGTACCCATTGCATCAGCAACAGGGCTACTTGTTTCACTAGTAAACGTCAAGTTGTTTGGACTAGGATAAAAAGCATTTCCATGTACAGGTGATAGTGTAAATGTTAAACTGTTATTAACTGTTTCACCAGGTGTAGCGGTTATAATCTGAGGTATTGAGGCTGTAAAGTTAGGATTGCTAGTTGTGGGATTAATAGATACAGTGACGTTTTGCACTGTTTGAGCAGCGCCACCAACACCGTTACTTGTAATATTACCTATACCTTGTGTTGAAAACTCTCTAATATCTAGGTTACCAGAACCCGAATTATTGTCCCAAGTAGTTGAAACACCTTTTATATAGTTGTACCACTTACCTTCTTTTTCAATAAAATATTTAACATGTCCATCTTGTTGATCAGTTGTTATTGTAGGCGTGTACCAACCTTGAGTTGTAACAGCTGTTTCTTTACCAGGACTTGTATCATAAACTCTACTTGTAGTTCCTTCGTAGTTTATTGTTTTAAAATTCTTAATACTAGAACCTTCATCGTTAAATATAAGATCAACAGTAGATGGTTGAGCAGCAGCGCCATAAAAAGAGTTTCTTGTAGCATTTGCATTATGCTCCCATATTTCACCGTTTTTAAACGTATAATAAGAACCATTTAACGATACGCCAGATTCAGGTATAAAAGATTTTCTACTTGTCCAGCCAGTTACTTTTTCAGTAAAACTAGTTGTACTAGGAACATTTGTATCTACTCTTTCACTATTAATTGTTATATTATAGTTATGTTTATCTTCATCATAAGTACCTACTATTAATTCGCCAGAGCTAATAGCATTAAAAGCATCACCAAAATAATCAGTCATACTATATCTAGTTATTTCTTCTATACCATCGTTAGATAATCTACATATAGCGTTTCTTTGATAATCTGCAAAATATATTCTAAAAGCATATTCTGCAAAAGACTCAGGATGCGTAGATATACCATGATCAGCTAAGAAAGGCATTGACTGGCCTAAAACTTTATTTGTTGCTGTTAAATTATTACTACCATCAGCATTGAATAAAGCGTCTTTGTTTGCTAGTATTTTTAAAACTTTATCTTCACAAAAAGCTAATACGTTTGTATTTCTAGAAAATAACTTTTGTATACTACCGTAAGTAGGATTTAAATCTTTAGTTATAGCTTCAGCTTGTATAAATTGATTTAAATTATTGGTTCTACTATTACTATTATATATACCAGACCATATTAAACCATTTGTTTTACGCTCTGACTTATATGGCTCTGCTAACTCAGTAGATACTCTAGGGCCATTATCTAACCTAGAAGCATTAAAGTCATCTCTTATTCTATCACTTTCTACACCATTACCAAAAGTAAAACAATTATACCAGCTTAGCTCTTTATCTACACCTAAATCAGATATAGGATAAGTATTTTTAGTTTCGTAATATAAATTTAAATCAGCTCTTTCTTTTGGTTCAGTTTCAAATATTGCTGGATTTCTTGAAACAAAACTAACCTCGTCGTTCTTTTGTTCTAATATTTGAAGTTCAGTAAACGATTTTCTATGTCTACCTCCTTTTTTCCATCTAGTTAACGGAAAAACGTTCTGACCAAATTTATTTTTACTATCAGGGTTTGATGGCGAAGACACAGAATTTGGAGACGTTACAGGAGACCAAGTTACTTGTTTGTCTAACGTCATTTTATATCTAATACCATGGTTGGTAGTCCATTTTGTTTGGTTTGTCCATGTAGTTAAATCTTGGCCTTCATCACTCCAGTTGTGTAAATGCTCAGCTTGAACATTTAGTATTTCATAAACTGTTTGATCTGGATCATCTTTCCATCTAAACAAAGTACCATTAGTTCTAAGAGCGCTGTGTATTTTGTAATTATTATTTCTAAATTCACTTTTACCAGGATAATACCAACCAGAAGCGGCTGTTTCAGGACCCATGTTAGTTAATCTAAAATCTACCTTTTTGTTACCTTGTATAAAACTTTTACCAGTATTGTAACCACTAAATTCTCTAGGTTTATGAGTAGTACCGTAATCAATAGAGAAAATCTGTGCGCCTTTATAATCATCTTGATCTCTAGAACCTTTTAAATAATACACAGGTTCTTCATGTTTTATTACATATTGTTGATCAACATCTTTATCTAATAAATGTTTTCTTAAAGCAGAGTCTTTGTTTATTTTTATAAAAAATCTACCTACAAACTCAGCTTTATATAAATCTAATTCTTCTATAAACCACTCAAAAGTTAAATTTGGTTTTTTATTAGTAGGTGTACCAGTAAAATTAACGTCAGCACCCATACCTGTTTTTAACTCTATTTCATAATAGTCATCACTACCATCATAATCACCATCACCGCCTATATCATATCTAGTTATAGATGATATTTCATAATATTCACTAACATTACCAGATTGGTCACCAAATCTAAGGTATTTATCACCAGTTGATTCGCTTGCTATATTTTTTAAAGAACTGTTAGCTATATCAGCACCAGGTATCATTATTGTTTTAAAGTCTTTTTGTGGAAAACCTTCTGTTGGTGCTTGACCTCTACCGTATTGAGTATTAATTTTACCTAACGAAGACTTTGTTTGTTTAAGAAAATCAGGCGCTTCATTATCTATAGCTAATATTTTATACTTTATAGTACCACCACTACCACTAAAAACAGGATCGTTGCTAGAGTGTTCTTTCTTTAATATTAAATAATCATCAACAGCTACTTTATTTCTTTCACTTGAAGGAAAGCTGATCCAAACATTACCATCTTCAGCATCGTACCAACGATCCATAGCTAAATTATAATATTCAGCAGATGGCTCTTTAACGTAATATTTATAGTGAGTAGCCCAACTTGGTGCAGCTGTAGTAATTCTAGCTTGAAGTTTATTTATTTTGTCAGAGTCTTGTTGGTGAAGAGTTACGTTTGCAGAATCTGAAGAAAATACAGGTGTTTGTCTACCGTATTTATCTAAGAATACAACACCAACTTGATATGTTCTTATTGATTTAAGTGATTGGTTTGGTATTTTAATAGGACAAGGCGTTCTATTAATACTAACAACAAACTCAGGGTCTTCTAACAAATCATATTGTTGAACATAGTTTCCGTAAAGTAATCTATTACCAGTTATTTCTTGTGCTTTAGCGTAACGAGGTACGTTATCATAAGGTCTTAACATTTGGTTACTAGGTAATAAAGCGTGTATTAACTCAGATGTTATATCAAATGTTATTTCATTTTTCTTTAATGTTTCTAAAGTGTATACAGCTGTTTTACCATCTTCTTTATATAATATATCAACCTCAGTTACATCAACTGGTTTTGTAGCCCAACCACCAAGTGTGATTGTTCTAACATTGTTAGTCATTGCTTTATTAAAACCATTTTGAGCATCGTAATCAAAGCCAAACACCTTTTCTGGTAAAAACGCAGCGTCTGTAAAAGGTGATATAGCTGAATACTCTCCATCTTGATACTTCCATCTATAAGCAAATCTAGGAAATACTAATTCATAAAAAGGATCTTCTTGTTCTAGTGTTGCAACCCATGTTAATTCTGCACTTGGTATACCCGCTGATATACTAGCAATTGTAACTTGAGTTGTTTTTCCTGTAGCATTTTGAGAAAGTATATTGTCTATAACGAGTCTAACCTCTAAGTCCTCTGTTATACCGTTTAATGTAGCATCAGCTTTTAACTTAATAGTATGGCCAACGTCAAAAGCTAAGTTACTGCCAATAAAAGCTATAGGTGCTATAACTTTTGAAGAACCACTACTAGATGTTGAATAATCTAATAAACCAGTAGGTACATGCGAAGTACCAGCTGGAACAGGAAATGTATTACCAGCTTGATCTTTATATGTAAAAACACCAGCAGCTGTAGTACAGGTTGCTGATATTGCTCCAGTAAAAGGACTATCAGACATAGATATTGTTGGAGCGTCTAATGGATATTTTCTTATAACAGTTATATGTTCTTCTTTTATATAACCTACATTTGTACCATTAACCCTGTGTTTAGTGTGGCTTATAGGATCTGGAGTACCAGATATACATCTTTTTATTTTAATTTTTTTAGGCTCTGATTGAGCATCAGCCCAATATAAATAACCATCTATAGCATTTATACCAGTAATTCTTCTATCTGCAAAAGCGCTAAAGTTTAAAACTCTTTCAGCGTGAAATGTTATTGTTGTTCCTGATGATATAGCGGCTGTTAAATTTGAAGCTAATGTTATATTATTACCGTTTACAGCTGTTACAGTATATACGTTAACACCGATCGTAAAGGTCATATCTCTTCTAATGTTATATGTACCAATACTTCCGTCTAAAACTACTGTATTAGAACCTTGATTAGCTGTAGCTACAACACCTTTCCACTGATAAACATCAACTAAAACAGCTCTAGGCGTGCCTGTTTGAACATTATACTCAGCTATTAAATCTATACCAGTACCAGCTTGAACAGGTCCTCTTATAAACCATAATATTTTATCTTCTTTTCCATACGTACAAGAACCTATACAAGTATTACCTACTTGACTTAAAAATGACCTTTGAACAGTACCAAAACAATTTTCTATTGAACCAACATCTGAACTTTCAGAGTTGACAACATCTATGTTTAAAGCGTCTCTGTATTCACCTTTAGGAATTAATCTTTCGTCGAGGTCTTTATTCATTTTCCCCGACGTGAACGTATTTTTTATTTCCGCCATTTACTAATGTTTTATTTGTTTAGATTTACCTCTCATTACTTGTGCTATTTCTTCTGACTTAAAGTTAGATAATCTTAACTTAGCGTTTCTAATAGCAGCATAGCGTTCTCTTTTAAATCTTTGAACAAGATATTCAGGCATATTAGCTCTTGTAGCAATTATTGCATGAGCTATATGTTTATATATTGCTTCTTCAGCAAATTTATGTACTAATTTTTCATCTTCAGTACCTAAGCTATCACTTATGTATTTTAAAGTTATTATTTTACCAACCATATTACTACTAAAGTGTATAAAACCTTTGTTTTTATCAATATAGAATATACCGTTTGCTTGAGCAAACTCTGGATCTAAACCATATCTTTTACCTTCAAATATAAGTTTATCATCATCGTAATCATCAGCACTAGTGTATTGTGGATCAGTTAAAGCTCTATCAGATGATTGATAATTAACCCAAGTGTCAGATTCAAAAGCATTTAAAAGTGTTCCGTCTTCATTAAATAAATATTCGTAATCATCACTTTGTAATAAAGCTGTTGGGTTACTTGTTTTTCTTGAAGGATATAATAATCTTTCTACACCATTGTTATCAGCATAACATATTTTAACATAGTTAACATAATCATGTGGTAATTTCATTTTTAAACTTGGTGGTAATTCTATTTCTTGAGATTTATGAGATCTTAATGTATCATAACTTAATTCAGCAATACCTCGTGACGCATGGAATATTACATCAGCTCTTTTTACTTTAGTTATTAATTTTTCTTCACCAACATAACTTATTATAAAGTTATTAACCAATTCATTTAAACCAATATATTGATAATTACCTAATAATTCATTTTCTGTTATTTGCCTTACTAATACAATATTACCTGCTGCTTGAGCTGGTAGTGTTAATTGACCAGCAGTACCACCGGTGTTACCAGCGTAAGAATATGTATTACTATTAATTTGATTACCATTAACAAAAACTATAAATTCAGTTTCTATCGCAGGTAAAGGATCAAAAGTTAAAGTAAATACAGTTTGGTTCGCTGTAGCGGTAAAACTTTGACTATTATCGTAATATTGTTGTTGTGTTCCTGTGAATAATGGCATGGCTTATTGTTTTTTCTGTGTTTCGTTTCTTACATCTTCTTGAGCAGCTAATGTAACTAAGTTTGCGTCATTTAATGTTATACCAGCTAGCGCTAATATTTTTATAACTAATTCAGTTTCTTCAGACTGATGTAGCTCAAAATGTCTTGTGCCGTTTGTAACGCCTTCTGTAGCGTTATATAATGGATAACCGTTAACTAAAGTATAGTTCCAGTTAACTGTTTGTGGTCTAGCTATATAATTACAAACCACACCACTGGTAATAGTAATAGGATAAACTTGTATTGTTCTAGCTAGTGGAATTTCGTTTAGTGTAGTACCTGTTTGACCTGTTGCTGTTACAGCGCTATGCCTAACATATATTGGTCTTGTGGCTGTTGGTGCAGTTAATGGTGATCTTTGATAATGATGTATTTCGTTTTGAGTAACGTTTTCTATTTCGTAATAGTCAGCACCTTTTTTGTAATATAACTCACCTAATCTATAGTATGATGGTAAAGTACCTAATCCTTCTTCACCACTTTGCGTAGACATAGTGACTGGTTGTCTATATCTTTCAAAATGATCAATTTTTTCTTCTAATAAATCTAACATGTCAGAATATGTAGTATCGTTACTAGGTCTTCTACCATGTTCGTTTTGATCATAAAAATATTGTTCAAATATATCCATTTGAGCTTGGTTAGCTAATAAGTTAAACTCTTGTGGTGTTATATAACCTCTTTGTTCTTTATTTGCTATAGCTTGCACTCTTTGATATACAGTATCTATGTTTACCGCCATAATTTCTTTTATTTATAGTAAGTAACCACCTCATAGAGATGGTTACCTCTATAAGTGATTAATTATTTTTTAATCTTTTTTTCTATTGCTTTGTAGATTTCTAAACCTTCATCTGTTTTAAACCAAGAGGCCAAAGCAGAGTATGGATGTTCGTCAAAAGGAACAGTCATTAGTTTTCTACCATTTGATGTCCATTTAAACGTTCTTTGATCGTTTGATAATTGAATAATATTAGCTTCTACGGCTTTTACACCAAAGTTTCTAATTTCTACATTATCGTCTTTAGCTAACGCTAAGAAGTTTAATGGTTGTCTTTGAGCAAATACTAAAGCATCTCTTTTAAGCTCCTTAGAACTCATCTCTGATACCTTATTACCGTATTCTACTCTTAATATAGCTTCTAAATGCTCTATATCTAACTCTCTAGCCATATTCATAGCGTCAAGTTGTGCATTTATCCAAGCTGTTTCATCTTGAGCTTCTTCGACAGCATCGTATAACTCAAACAAATCATTGTTTTTAGGGTGAAGTTCTAAAAATTTTTGTAAATTTGGTTTTACACCTTCTACAAACAATTTTCCTCGTCTAAATACAATATGTCCTAAAGTAGCATTTCCTTGTTGCTCATCAGCAAAAGGAGACTTTTGATTTGTTGCGTATCTTAATTCTCTATTGTAACCCTTTTCTTGATCAAAATATAATAGAGGTTTATTTCTAGTATGTTTTGATTGTATAACCGTTATTAACGGTTGTTTTTTACCTTTTAAGACCCATAATTGGTCTTTTAATTGTGTTTTTTCCATGATATAATATAATAAAAGTTAATAAATAAAAGCCGAGGGAGCCGAAGCTCCCTTTGCTTTTAATAATAGTTGTTATGATTTCAATAATACGAAGTTATTCGCAGCTTGAACACATAAACATCTTTCTGATAAGAAGTTTACATTCATAGCATCTTCGTCAGAAGTGTAGTTACCACCTACTGAACCAGTAATCCATGATTTCATCTTTCTATCATCTGCTTCTGAAGCTCTATATCTAACGTGTAAGAACGGTCTAGCTATGTTTTTACCTAAGCTTTCATCGTATACAGTAGAAGTACCAGCTGGTACAATAAGACCTTCAACATCGCTGAAGTTTCCTCGTGTTACAGAGTCATTTAAATATTTCCAGTCAGTTTTGTAGAAGTCATAAGAACCTCTTCTGAAACCAGAGAAACCTAAATTAAGCGCCATATCTTCTTCATTGTTGAATACACCGTAAGATGATCCACCAACTACTGCAGAGTTTTGAGAAGCAAGCATGTTGTCAATTTCAAGAGAAGTTCCTCTATCTAAGAACATCATGTTTTCTTCAATAGCACCTTGACTATCTAATTCTTGAAGAATAGCATCAAATTCAGCTAAACCACTTTGGAATACGTAAGCAGTTGAAACACCACTTGAGTTTGCACCCGTTTGTACATCAAAGTCAGTTCCAGTAAATACTAAACCTCTAGATTCTAGAGCGTCAAATAAACCTTGTGAACCAGATACACCGCTGATAGCAGAACCAGACTCAACTTCTTCAGCCTCGATCATTGCCATCTCTAGGTAATCTTCGAATCTTAATCTAGTTTCTGCTTCAGACTTTAAGTACCATAAGTAACCAGAAGCTCCGTTTTCAGTAGTAACTTCAACCCAACCGATTTGAGCAGTGTTAGAACCAGTAACAGAGTATCTATCTCTAATGATCATTGGTCTGTTAGAGAACTGAGTAAAACTCGCGTCCATAGATCTTGTTAAGTTTGCAGATCCTTTACCGAATTCGTTACCATAAACAAATAACGCTAAGTTATCGTTGTTTGCGTAACCAAAACCAGAGTCTGCAAAATCGTTAGTAGCATAAGGAAGAGCAACGATACCTGAAGCAGGTGCGCCACCAGATCCATTAACTGCACTAACTCTTGCTTTCATAACTGGAGCACTTGCTTGTGTCAAGTTTCTAACGATAATAGTATCGTTAATTTGAACTTGGTGTCCAGTTGGTAAAGCTATTGTATTATCAGCAGCAACAACAATGTTACAAGCTTCACCTGCAACGCTGTCATCATAAGCGATATGTAATCTACCTTGCTCAGACCAAATTACTTGATCAGAAGCTAAAGGCATTTCAGCACCTACCATTTTTAAGAAACCTGATACAGTTCTTTTACCATATCTTTCGACTTCTTTTTCATAAATTTCAGGTAGAAATTGCTGTAAGAATGTTCCACCACCTGAAGCAGAGTCAAATGACATGTAGTTATCCCATGCTGTGATCTGAGTTGGTCGCGGAGTCAAATTTGCTAGGGCTGTTCCAGCCCCGGAATTTTGAAAAGGCATAATTTCTAATTTTTAATATGTTAAACTTTATTTTTTAATTCGCACTTTAAAGTCACTAGCAGAACTACCAGCTACGTGTCTAACTTTTATACCATCAATAAATTCTGATTTATTAGTTGAGTGTTGCGCTCTAGGATCCATGTTAATGTTCTTAGATTTAGCAACACTATCTTTAATAGCATCAGCTTTTCCTTGTTCATAAAAGTGTCTAGCCACAGCATCTGGATTCATAGCGGTAAACAACGATTTGTGATAATCTTTAGCATTATCTATAGTATTGTCTTTGCCTAAAAATTTAGAAACAAAATTATCAATACTACTTTGCTGTTGTTTTACCTCATCTGCATTCTTAACGTTAAACCTATACTTTTTTTCACCTACGTTAAATTCAAAACCTTTGAACTTTTCGTTAAAGACTTCATTAGTCTTTTTGTTGAAAATGTTTTGTTGTCTGTCAAGAAGTTTTTGATTCTGTTCAGCTTCTTTATTGTAACGATTGAAAAAATCAACTGCTTTCTGTTGCTCTGGGAGCAGTTTACTTCCAGCTTTGATTTCTTCGTAATATTTAGACTTTAGCCCGTCTAAGTGGGACTTAGCGTTCGCAACTTGCTCCTTTAACGCCAATTTTTTTCTTTTAATATCACGCTCATCTTCAGTGTTTTCGTCATACGAAAATTGATCTTCTAGCATAAAATTAATTTCTTCACTAGATAGATGAGGTTTTGTTTGTTTGTAGTACTCTCTTAACAAAGCTTCGTTGTCAAAGTTACTATAGTCTTTATTTAAACTAACGTAATCATCTAAACTACCACCTGTTTCATTTATAAAATCTACAACTTTCTGTATGTTTTCCGGTAAAGGTTCACCAGTTTGTTGAGCTTCTTGTACAGCTTCTTCAACTTGTTCTTTTACCTCTTCTACAGTTTTTTCATCAGAAGTTTCTTCATCTACTATTTCTTCTATTACAGGAGTTTCTTCTTCCTTAACATCTTCTACAGTTTCTTTAACTTCTTCTACAACTTCTTCTTTTTTATCTTCAGATAAATCAACTTTAGCCACTTCTTCAGTAGCTTCTTGTTGTTTTTCTTCAACCTTTGCCATATCAACTTTTGCTACAGCAGGTTCATTAACTTTTCCTAAATTTTTAGGTTTTTTAGCTTTTAACTTACCAGTTTCTTGTGGCACGTCTTTTTGCTCAGTAGTTTCTACTACTGGGTTTTCATTTTTTTCTTCCATAATATAATATTATATAATTAAACAATTATCTAGGCATAAATTGACCTAGATCAAAACCACCTAATCCATCGTTACCTTTTGATTCAAACTTTTTAGGTGCTTTATCTTTTTTTCTTTGATCTATTAATTCAGACTGTTGAGACGCTTGTATTCTAGTACGTTCATCTTTTCTATCTTCCTTCATAGATTCTTTATTAGCTAATGCATCAGTTTCAACTCTTTTTAATTGCATGTTTAACTGAAACTCGTGATCCATTAAATCTTTTTTCATTTGCATTTCTCTCATTTGCTTTCTTTCTTCAATTGCATCTTTAGCTTCTTCAAAAGCAATGTTATTTTGAGTTAACGCTTGTTGTTTTTGTACTTCAGCTTCTGCGGCAGCTTGTTGTTGTTGAGCGTTAGCCTGTGATTGAGCCTGCATATTTTGCTGTTGTATTTTTTGATCTTTTTCTTGTTTCTTTCTACGTTTAATTTTTAATAATCTGTTAGCTAATTTAACATTTTTAATTTCTCTAAGATCAATTGCGTCTTCTAAATCTATTGATTGTTGAGACAACGCTTGTTGTATATTGTTTTCTAATATCTGTTTTTCTTCATCATCAGGTGATAACTCTATAAATATACCAAAATCATGTAGATGTAAGTTGGACATTTCCTCTAACGTACCTACATTGTGAGCACCTATTTTTTGTATAAATGCTTCTTTTGTTGGTGAGTATTCTATAATATCAGATACCCTTAACGATAAAGACTCAGCGGTTTCAGCTGTTAAAAACAACCCAGCTTGTAATATATGTCTAGTAGCAGTATTACTATTAGCAGCTGCCATTTTTTGTATACCAACTAAAGACTTAGCATCAGGCACACTAGCGTCTCTAGCCTCGTTTAATCCAGTCACATCTCTTATCATTTGCAAATAATAATTATATGTACTAATTAAACTCTGTAGTTTTTGACCACCACTACCGCTTTGTATTTCTTGTATAGGTATTTTACCAGGATTCATTTCACCATCACCAGTCATAGATCTACCTATAATACTACCAGTTTGGAAGAACATGTTTAATGCTTCTTGTGGATTATAGTTTGTTCCATTACCTAAATCTATTTCAGCTAAACCATCAGCATCTAAATAAATACCATCAGGTATTAATCTAGACATAACTTGTTGCAGCTTTAAATGTGTTAATTGAACCATATCAGCAAAACCTGTAATACGTTTTACTAAAGAATCTATTTCACCTTGATACATACGTGGTGCAACTATAGCATAATTCATTTTTACTTTTGAATTATCACTTTTTGGCCTCATCATATTTCTAGCCATTTCCCACTTTAATAATATATCAGTACCTAATATTAAAACACCTTCATATAAAACCTCTAAAGATCTTTCTACTTTTTCAAAGTTATCGCTAACAGGTGGATTAAATTGATCATCTTTTAATATAGCTTTATCAGAACCTGTAGCTGTTTCTTTAACTTTATAAACCTCATTCATATATGTTTTATAATTAAAATATAAAACTTGAACTTGGTTCTGGTCTATTTTGTCATGATGAGCATTGTGTGTGTGCATGTGTCTACTTTTCTTATATAAAGCAGAACTTGTTATTTCTTTTAATTTATCCTCGTCTAAGTCTGGAAATTGTTTTTTTAACTCATTTACAGGTATTGTTTTCATTTCACCTACATAATATATATCATCAAAATAAGGTGAATCTGTATGTGAATAAACAATATCAGCTGGATCTACATATTCTATTTTAACTCCTTCAGAAGTATTAAATGTATTTTTTACACAACCAATACCTAAAACAGTTAAATCATAATAAAATCTTTTCTTAGTATACTCATACTTGTTAGACTCAAATAAAGTATTTATAGCCTGTTCCTCAGCAAGCTCAATAGCTTGTTTGTAAGTTAAAGCCATATGTAATTCTAACTCTTCTTTTGAATCAGGTAATTCAGGCTCTGGATATTGACCTATGCTTATACCAAATGCTGTTTGAGCTAAGTTAGTTAATTCCTTAGTTCTCATGTCAGCTAAAACACCTTCCATGTATTTAGTTCTTTTAGATATACCAAAAGGATCTTGTGAAAATGCTTTTACGTCATAGGTTCTTTCTGCAATACCATTCACTACTATATCTACAAACTTAGGTATAATAGGAACTGGTTTCCAGTCTAAATTAAGATAAGACATATCTCCGTTTATAGATAACTCGTCTTTATATTTTTGCACAGATTGTTCTCCACGAGCATAAAGCCTTAGTTTATGAAACTCGTTTATATTATTAAAATATCTATTAGCACCCGTATCTCTATCAAACCACTCACTTTCAATGGCTTTAGCCACTTCTAGCCCATACTCTGGACTCAGCTTTTCTAAATCGCTTGCGATTTGACTCGGAAAATTACTTTTTACAACTGACTCAGCCATATTAATTTTGTATTAGTTTTGATATACTACCATCGTTTTTATATCTGGCAATACTTATGTTTAATTTCTGTTTTTCTATATTAGCATTTGGCGTATATAAGTGTCTGTTACAAGCCATAATAGCTAAACCAGAACTTATAGTAGCATCGTACTTTGTTCTATTGTTTATATTAAACTTAGCCCAGTCTTGTAAAGTTTCTGTAAGATACATTGTACCATGAGAACCATCTGACTTCATACCAACGTGCTCTTGTATATACATTTCAATAGCAGCTGCATGTGCTTGTTTAATATCTTCACTTGAGTTTGGTATACCACCCACTTCTTTTTCAGCAACTGATAATTTATTCCAAACTTTATCAGGTCTATTCATTGAAAAACCTCTATAACCACGTCTTCGTAAATAATACAATAGACGAGGTTTATTATTCTCTGCAAGTAATGGCATCCCGTAAAATACTAAAGCCATTAAAACATCTTCAAAAAACATCTCTGCGGTTGCTGGTCTAGCTATATATTCTAAAAAGAACTGACTAGGTGGACAGTCTTCCATACTAAACTTAGTTAAACCGTGTAAAGCACCTTTAGATCCTTTACCATCAACTGTGCCTGATATATCATAACTATCACAACCAAAAGCACCCATGTGCTCGTTACCAGGATATTTTCTATTATTTTTTAATATAATATTATTTTGTAGTCTACTAGGTGGTACCCATGATACCTTAAACCTTCCTTTTATGTCAGGATAAAATATAACTCTTGTATCTTTTATACCATTAACCCATTGAAAGTTACCAGTAGTTATAGCTGCACTACTATTTAACTCTTCATTAAAATCTATTTGCTCGTATATTTTTGCTAAATTAAATATACTGTTTTTAGTTTCATCTCTGAAAGCATGTTCTTCAGTTCTTGGAAACTGTCTATAAAATTCATTTAAAGCGTCTCCATCGTGTTTTAATCCGTCAACTTCGTTTTGCCAATGCTCGATAATCCCTGTATCGATATAATCTCCATGGGGTCCTGTTGTCTCAGTATCGGGTGTTTCGAATACAGGTAAGCCATAAGAATCAATGAATCCTTCGTAGTTCCATTCCATAGGTATGAACAAACTATATAATCCCGAACTAGTCTGTCCGTTGCGGTTTCTTTTTGTGACATCTGAATCTTTATAAAGTTTTTTAAAGTTATCACCACCTTTATCTAAAGCATTTGACGTTGAGCCCATCATACACTTACCAATAATTCTACTACCTAACCTTAATGTTGTTTTCGTGACCCTCCAGTTGTTGAGGATGTTGTTTGGCCTTTCCCACTTCCCTGATTCATCATGGACGAGGAGTTTAAGTTTCTCTCCATCATAGGAGTTATCACCGGTGTTCTTCCAATCGATCGTTGTATCGAGTCCTTGTAGGGCTTCGGGTTTATCGGTACTTGTAATGTTCCGTCTTGTGAGCTTACTAGCGGGTACTCTATATGCGAGTTCGGTTTTTGGTCTATCCATACCGTCCTGTATGGGTTTAAAAAAGAACGGATAATTGACCGATATTGGGACCACCTTATCTGTGAACATTTTCTTAGCGTCGGGCCCAGATTTGGACAATATGCCGAATCGTGAATCGGAACTAATAGTAGCTGCATTAACCACCTCTCCTGAGGCCATAAACGAGAATCCCGATCTACGGTTTTTAAGATAGCACATTCCATAACACCTTCTGTCTGCTTTACAAGCTTCCCAAAAGATGTAGAATAATCTATTTGCTTCTCTAAAGTCTGGTTTCCCAACATCAATTTTGGACCACTGCAAGTACATGTAATGAGTACCAGTAATATAAGTAGAAACACCTTTGTTATAATACCAAAAACCTTCTTCTCTTTTTTTAAACTCATTTTCTATATAATCTATGTACTTACTTTTAAAATCTTTAGGATATTCTTTCCAATCAAATATCGTTTTTATTCTATTTAATTCTTTTGGATATTCAGTTACTTCCCACCTATCGCTTTTAAACTTATAAATATCTTTAGGTTTTTTTGGTAAAGCTATTTTTAAGTTTTGTATTTCATAGATTTCACCTATCATACCAGTTTTAGATACAACTATAACATCGTGTTCTTTATTATATCCATATTCCCATTTTTTAGATTTATTTAATCTTTTAATGGTGTTTATTTTTATAGGTTCTATAACCTTATATAAGCTTTGCTCGTACATTACTTAGATCTTCTTTCAGCAAAACCAGAAAAACTTTCTTCTTTTTTCTCTTCTTTTGCTTTACCGTCAAGCATATCTTGCTCGTCTTGTATTCTATTTAATATTTCAAAAGCATCAAATATAGCTAGCTTTTTTGTTGCTGCAGCATTTTTTAATCTATCAGCTGATATATCATCATCGCTATCGACTATAGGTTCTTTAGCTACTTTTATTAATTCTTCAACAGCTTTATGACCAGCTTGGATTATACTCTTTTTCGTTTCCTTTGTACTCATATTTAATTGTAATTGAGTGGTTCATAATTCTATATAATTTCTTACCATCTATTGTAAACTCGTAAGCAGTGTTAGGTTTAAAACCAACTAAGTCTCCTTTTTTTAAACCTGCATCAGTTAAGTGTTTATCTGGGTAAAACAATATACCTGCTAATTCTTTTTCTGCATTTATGCTATACACACTATCGTTTTCAATAGGTTGTACAAAACAAAAACCATCGGTAGCTAACCACTCTTTACCATTATTATAAGCAAAAACTTGATCTGGATAAACAAAATATAAACCGTCTTTGTAATAGCTTTTGCTATTTCTTTCAACACCTTTTACATCATGCCATCTACGAAAAACATTATGGTGCACTATAACAGTGTCACCTTTTTTTATTTTTGTATCACCAACAGTAGGAGTTTCTATAACAACAGCGTGTCTATTTACAAATTTATGTTGAAAAATATCTGTATTTAATATAAGATTTTTATCACCAATTTTTTTCTCGTTGTTATATCTACTACCTAATGGTTTTATTATAAAGTTTTGTACACCTTTCACTAATACTCTAGGTTATATTCAACAGATATTGCCATGTTTTTATTGAAATCTTTCCAAGGTATAATTTCATCGTTCTTTTTTATATAAACGCTAAACTTATCTTTATCCTCTAATATAGCTTCAATAGTATGCCCACCATAAACCTCTTGGCCTACAGAGTAATGCATGGCATCGTTTTTATAATCTTTACCAATACTAATCTTTCTTATCAGCTTCTCCATCTTCTTCAGGTATCTCAGATATTGTACCGTCTTGTAAGTTTACAGAAACTTTACCGTACTTTTCTTCAAGTTCTACTTGTATTCCTTGAATATCTGTTTGTAACAACTTAACTTGTTCAAGCATCGACATTTTAGCTATTTCAGTTCTTCCTATGTTAGCCTCGATAGCTTGTATATCCTTTACTTTTGACTGAATATTTTCTAATTCTTTGTCAGTGATTTTTAAATCATTTGTTTTCTTTGCCATAATTTATTTATTTAATTTAACTTAATTTTATGCCCAAGGTAGAACTTTGTCTACTTTTACAGGGGCTTTTTTTGCCTCTAAATAAGAATTTAATATGTATTTACTACCTTCAACGTCAGCTACAGATTTAACAAAATTTCTTACTTCTGCCTCTGTAAGATCATTGAAAGCTTTAAAATTATTCTTATCAGGTTCATTTAACGTTACCATGAAGTCATGAAAGACGCTAACTTTATCGTCTCCAGTTCCTTCAGTAGCTGTATAAGTATAGTCAACTTCGCTAACTATATCGGTTAACTCACTAGTTGAATACACTCTTACGTTATTTATCTTATATGTATATGTTATTGCCATGATTATATTATTACGCTATTTTCACATTTTTTACCTATGGTTCGCCACGACCACCACCTGGAGGAGGACCATCTCCGCCACCGCCGCCACCGCTTCCAGCATTTTGACTTACATTCGTGCTTCTTGTTGTGCTACTATTAGCACCAGATGGGTGAGACCCACTGCTTGTTCCTACTGTAAAAGTAACTACAACTGTTGCTGATCTAGAGCTACCTGAGTTTGAAGCTATAGTGTAACTAACTGTTCCATTTCCAGTACCAGAACTAGACGATGCGCTTATTGTTATCCATGAAGCAGATGTGCTAGCAGTCCAAGGTACATATGTACCTGTTGAAACTGTTATTGAACCAGTTGCCCCACTATTACTGTTATTTGAATCGCTAAATGGTGTTGTACTAACACTATTGTTGTGTTGGTATTTATACCACTCGCTTATTCTATCTGGATCAACAGTGTCTGGTTTATTTGCATTACTATTAGTAATATTTATATTTTCATAAATACCATTATTAGCGTGACCTAATCTAAAAGGTTCTTCATCACTATCTATTTCAGCCATTATTTGAGAGAACTTTATCAGTCCCGATGCTTGCATTGTCATTATATTATCTTTAAAGGTATTTTATAATTCTTTTCATTATAATATTCATTAGCTGGTGGATTTACATCCACATCAGTTAAAGTTAAATTATAATCATCAAATAAATAACTCCAGTCAGTGTCACTGTTTTTGTTATTCCACCAAGTTACTTTACAACCAGGATTTGCTATATCACAAACAAAAGAAACAAAATTATGTAAATTGTCATCCGCATATGTATCTTGTAATATTGCGTCGTAAGTACTTAATTCTTCTGTTTTTTCTAACCAATTACCCTCAACTATAGTAACGTTTGTTTTATCACTGGCCCACTCTTTTAATTTAACTATTATTTCTGGGTGACACTCTACTATAGTATGTGATTTAGGCTTTCTTAATTGTATCGCATTTGAAAGTATACCCATACCAAAACCCAGTTCTAAAACATCGTCGCCTTCGTTAACAGCTAGTTCAGCCATTTTATCCATAATAGGTTGTTCCCAGCTCATCATAACCTCATACACTTTATTGTCATGAGGATTTGTCCAAAGTATACTATCGCTATTAAACGTTAGTGTAGATGATATGTAGTCAGATGATCTAAACATCGTTTAATTTACTTTTTAGTTCTTCAACTTCAGCTGTTAATTCTTTTACAGCTTCTATTAATACACCTACCATGTTACCGTATGAAACCGATAAATGCCCATCAGATTCTTTAGCTGTAACAACCTCAGGTATTACTTCTTGTACTTCTTGAGCTATAACACCCATGTGAACTTTATCTGATTTTCCGTCTTTTCTTTTAAACGTTACACCTCTTAACTTGTTTACTTTTTGTAAAGCATCTTCTATTGTTTCTATATCTTTTTTAACTCGTTTATCAGAGTATGCAGCTATATCGTGAGAAGCATATATTGATATACCACTAACATTTCCACTTACGTCTAAAGTGTAATCAGGTGTGCTATCATTTATACCTACTCTACCAGTATCAGTAATAGTAAGTCTTTCACTACCTAACCAAAATCTAAATCTATCAGAATCACACCTTAAAGTTTGCAATGAGGTTGTAGCTGCTTCAAATTGAGAACCTCTACTACCAGATGAATAGTTAAACCTTGCGGTAGAGTTCATATCAACAGTACTACTAAATGAAGCTGAAGATCCAGATATACCAGCACTAAAGCTTAATGTACTACCGTTAACAGTTAGTCTATGTGCAAAATCACTTGTGCTACCATCACTAGTATGGAAATCAATATATCTACCTACTTCCATAACACCGTCGCTACCAACAAAAGGTATTACATCATATCTGTTACCACTAGAAGATAAACTTTTGCTTCCAGTTCCACCTAAACCTAAAAGAGTACTTATAGTTGTTTTTCTAACAACATTACCGTTTGTATCATGAAAAGGAATAAAATCACCAGTGGTAGGTGTTACTGTGTTATTCATGTGTATGTAGCTGTTAGTTCCGTCTACATCTAAATTAAGTGTTGCGTTTCCACTTGTAGCACCCCCTGTTAAACCAGCTCCTGCAGAAACTTGAGTTATATCACCAGTAGGTATGGTAGGTTTATTAATTAAATTATTATAATTAATATCTATATTTGCAGAACCATCAAAGCTAGTACCAGCGATCGTTCTTGCTGTAGTTAGCTTGTCTGCATTGGGATGGTAATTATCAGAGAATATTCTAACGTTACTAGGTAATTGTAAATGTCCAGACGAATGTCTAGTTATAGTTGTATCGTTTAAATCTTGTACTGCTATTCCATCATTATGTACTGTTTTACCGTCAAAAGTTTTTACTCCAGCTATTGTTTGATTAGTAGTTGTTAACACAGCTCCTGACAAACTAGTTAAATAAGTTCCAGATAAATCAGGTATATTTCCTGAGTGTATTGAATATACACCACTATTATCAACAGTCCAATCAATATGTTTTTCTGCAACCCAACCTGATAAATCGTCGTGGTTAGGTATTGCAACACCAGCTGAAGTAACAAATGTAACATGACCGTTACTATCAAGTGTTAAATCTTGTATAAAAGTATTACCAGTGTTATCTACACTATTTGCTGCAGAAATACTTGGGTGAGCTGTTAAATAATTACCAGCAGCTTGTGCACCTAGTGACGCTAGCGTTACGTTTGAGTTTAATACACTAGCTTTGGTAAAATCAGATGAATCCCACACTTGGTTCCACGAAGACCATGTACCATTGTTTTGGCCTCTTAAATACATTCTACCAGAGTTTCTCCAGTCTTGTGCTAATTGTGTTTGCCAATCATTACTGTAAGCCATTGTCATTAAACTATGGTCTGTACCTGTAGGTTTATTACCAGTGGTACCGCTATAATTAAATGTTACACCTCTACCGTCTCCTGCTGTATCTTGTGCTGTAGTGCTTCTACCTGATAATGCCGCGTTAACAACAAACGTTGGTTTACTACTTACGCCACTATAAGGAACTGAACCGGCTGAACCAGTAGTATTTTGGTTCCAAGTAGGCACTGTACCTGTTAAATTGCTGTAATTCATATTGCCAAGCTCTGAATAAGTAGGTTTATGGCCTTCATGATATATTTCGTTACCTTCAATAGTAACTTTACCAGCAGCAGATCTAGCTATAGTAGTATCACTAGCGTGACCTAAGTTTATAGCACCCGCTGTAGTTATGTTTCTATCGTAATCTAATAAGTTTGTGTAATCAGTGTTTTCTATACCAGAGAAATTAGAAGTTATAAATATATTCTGCATAGGTATAGTTACATAACTACTGTTACTAGGTGACCAACCGTAAAAATCAATTGTTATTCTAGTATTTTGACCGCTGTTATAACTACTACTAGTACCATTACCAGTATGTAATTGGTTTGTTGATATAAAATTCCAACCCCAGTTATCACAATTATTATCAGTTGTTTCCACTGTGGTGCTGCTACCACCGAACTTAGCTGTAACTCTAGTTCCCCAAGCACTACCATCATACTCTTCAACTATCATTCTGTGACCAGGGTATGTAGAACCAGTCCAACTTGTTTGTGTACCTACTTTAGCTGTTGTTGGCCAAGGTGTAGACGGAGAAATTGTAAATCTAAACTTATAATAAGCTTCTGGTATAGCCCACATTGTATCTTGTCTACCATCTAATAATTTTTTTACGTTTGCTAATTGAGATGATCCGTCTTGCCAAGAACTACCATTCCAATATTCAACGTTGTCTATAGCTCTATATCTAATAATATCTGCTCTAGCATTTTTTAAGAACATTGCTAAATGTCTACCACCACCATATGGATCGTGATAATAATTACTAGAACTACCACTTTCATTACTAGCAGGGGTTTCAGCATGATACAAGCCATAATTAATACCTTGAACAGTTAAGTTACCAGTAACAGTTAAATTACCACTAAGTGTATCAGTGGTGTTTAACAAGTATTTTCCATCAGACTCTGTTTTTGTATAAGCATCTGTTATACCATAACCAGATATTGTAGTAGGCTTGCTTGTTAAACTAGCAAAAGTTTGAGAACCTTTTAAAATTTCTTCCCAAGAACCCCAACTTGCACCGCTTCTACGTCTATGCCAAAGTTTATTGGTGTTTGTAGTCATAGCAATTTGATGCATGTAGTTGTTAGTACCATCACCACTATGTGTGTTAAAGGTTAACAATCCATTACCATTATGTAAGCCATCACTAGGTCTATCGGTTGTATTATTTTCAAATGTAGTATAAGACCAACCACCTTCAGTGTCCCAGTCTCTATCATTAAGTCTAGTATTAGCTCTTTTACCTTTAAAGTTTGGTAGTGTTGCGTTGCCATTGTTAGCAAAATCAATCATTTCATCTTCCATGACTAAATTACCAGTCATTGTACCACCAGCTTTTGGTAATGCAGCGTTTGCGGTAGTTGTTGTAGATGTCAATACACCATCTCTTGTAGCTATATCAACACCATCTACTGTACCATCAACAACTATGTTAGATTTAAAATAAACGTCTTTATTATGGTTTATGTACATAGCTACTTTAGATCCACTAGCATAACTATCTGTAGTTGCAAAATACATTCTAGTACCATAACTACCATCTGATCTTGTGTATATACCAGCTTGAGCATTAGCTCCATCACCAGTATCTGAAGCACCAAATGTTATAGCACTACCAAAGTGATCAGTAGTAGCGCCCGGATCAAAATGTAAAGAACCTGTTGTAGTTCCAGGAGTTGTTGTGTTCCAAGCAGCTGAGTTACCTTCTAATACTATTTTACCAGTAGCTGTATCAGCTGTATCACTTCTTAAATACTTAGAATCTGTTTGTGTTGTTATATCAAATGAAGTTAAATAATTTCCCGATGCTTGAGCACCTATATTTGTCCTAGCATTTGACTTTTGAGTAGAAGTTAATCCTTGACTAGCTGTATCAACTCTAACTCTATTACCTAAAGCGGTGTTGATAGTTACAATAGCATCATCATCATCATTTAAAGCTTCTGCTAATTCGTTTAATGTGTTTAAATTTGCTGGCGCATTATCAACTAAATTCGATACAGCAGTGTCTACATAACTTTCAGTTGCATAACCAGCTAAGCTGGTAGCACCTGTAAGAACAGTACCGTTAGCAGTTACATTACCTGTAATTGTTAAATCACCATCTTCTTCAAGTGTTAATAAAGTTCCACTTGTTCCAGTTCCATGTTTACCAATACTAAATGTAGAGGCTGAATCGTTATTGTTACTATCAATATTAATTCTAACTTTATCATATGAGTTAATAGTAATACTATCACTATACGTTCCGTTGTCTGTAGATGTTATACTATGATTTAATTGAGTTCCATAAGTATCACTATCCCAAGTTAAGAATAAACCACCAAATCTATATAATTGAGAGAACGAATTATTTACATACCTACCGTAAATATGATTAGTAGTAACTAATTCACCAACAATTGTAGATCCTGTAAATGTTTTATCTCCTGATATTGTTTGGCTTGTATCAGTGGTTACCATATTTGATGGCGCAGCTTGTGCTGGAAGATTTGTTAAATTACTACCATCACCAGAAAATGAAGTTGCTGTTACCGAACTTGCAAAAGTTGCAGCTCCATCATCATCAACAACAAGTTTGTTTGTACCGCCTTTATTTAAAATAAGTAAATCACCGGTGCCGTCACCTCTACCGTATATTAATGTACCAGTAGAACTTGCGTTGTCTGACCATATTGCAACATGTGATTGTGATGTTGTTCCTGTATGAACACCATTTGTATAGAAATAAGCACTAGCTTTAGATGTGTTAGATGTATTGTCTATATGCAAAAGTCTGTTAGGACTAGTTGCGTTACCAAGACCAATATTCCCTGCAAAAGTTGCATTTTGATTTAAATCTAATCTAAGAGCTTCCGTTGTATTAGTATGAAATCTCATGATTTCATTATTTTGTTCGTAAGATATAATTCCTTTATATTCAGCAGAACCAGTAGTTCCATCTGCAAAATAAATTGCACCATAATCTCCTACGCTTGAACCAGAATACATAGTAATTCCAACATCTCCCGATCCACTACCTACTATTAAATCATCAGCGTCTGCATTAAAATCACTTGGCGTTGTTCCATTTAGTCCAACTCTACCTGAAAAAGTTGCATCACCAGATAAAAAGTTATAACTACCACCTGTTTTAAACTCTAACGTGGTACCTGTTTTTCTTAAATAGTAATTATTACTTACACCGTTGTCAAAATGTACATGATTACCAGATGTTAAATAAAAATTACCTGTTACTGAAGCACCCGCGGCTTCTGTTTGAAATTTCTTAGCAGTATTATGATACAACTCAACAGCACCTGCTGGATTAAAAGTAGCTGAATAAGTATTATTAGCATAATGAGCTAATCTTATAGTACTGTTAGATCTTATGAATAATTCACCTGTGCTTTGCTCGTCAATAAAACTATTACCATTTGCACCAGATTGATGCCAAAGCTGAAAAGTTCCACCAGTACCAAGCTTTATAGCTTTACTCTCTGCAACTAATATATCACCACCAATAGTAATATTGCCAGTCGTGGTTAGCGTAGCACCATTTAAATCAAGATGTCGTTTTTGTCCTGTTACTGTTACACTCATATTACCTTAATCTTTTTCTTGTTACTTTATATTTAATATTTGCATCTTTTGCAGCCGCGTGTAATGATTTGTAATGTACGGCTAAAGGTCCTTCAAACCCCATATAATATGGTGATTTATCTGGATGTCCACTCGCTGTTATTTTTATTCTCAATTGAGTTCCTGTTGTACTAAACCTATGAGCTGTTGTCGAAGCTGTATCGTAAGTTTCCCAGTTAGAACCATTATTATTACTTAAATAAACAGTAAGAGAACAGTTTGATGGTATATCAAATTTATCTACATTGCTTACAAAAGCCTCATCTATATTAGCACTGTTAGCAAGCGTGTATGTACCGTATACTATTTCCCAGTTACCTATAAGTCTTTTAGGGTAATCAGACTCGTTGTAAGTTATAAGAGTATGACCATCTCCACCACTATAACCTACTAAAACCCAATATTTAGTTCCATTTGCAGAAGCCATTAAAACATGATGACCACCGTAATCATATCTTAGCGATCTTCCTCTACCACCTGTTGTTGTGTCTTCTGTTGTATCGTTATATCTTATAAAACCAGGTGTTTTATTATTTGATGTGTCTATCCAACCTAAATTCATGTTTTTACCTCTATCAGACATAGTCCTTATATAGTTAAGATAACTAGGATCTTTGTCCATTGGTAGACCAGATGTTTTTTGATATTTAGCACCAAACCTAAATAAAACGTCAAAGACAATATTTGAACTATTATCTAAGCGTATAGTGTTGTGAACCGTAGGTGCACTACCTGTTAAACAAGGTGTTATATCAATATCTACTAGTTTATTTGCACAACCTACCCACATTCTGTTAGGAGCATTAGTTGGATCAGGTATAAACAAACCTTGTTCGTAAGCATCATCTCCAGCACCAGCGTCACCTAAATCACACCATAATAATTCAGGTGTTGAAGTTGAAGCATCTAATACAACTTGGAAATTAGAGTTGTAATAAGCCATGTAAAATACTCTATCATTTACCTCATCATAAAACAAAGTAAATCTATAACCATCTCTATCTACAGTTGCACTACCTGACAATTTATCTGCAGTTCCATCTGAACTACCTAATACTTCTTCATTACCATTAGACATGTTTCTTCGTAAACATCTTCTATAATGTCTTGCGTCATATTCACCAACATATATATAATCACCAGCCGCAACTAAACCACTAGTGTAATATAAACCAGCTGAAGATACATTTAATCCACTATCACCAGCACCACCTATAAATCTCTGTGGATTTGAATGTGTTGGTCTAGCATCTTTTACAAACGTTGTTCCTCCGTTCATTAAACCACTATAATCAAAAGTAGTATAACCATCAACATTGTAAGTCATAACAACACCTTTTTTCTGTGTTGTGCTTATTGCTACTGACTGTAAGTGATTATATGTACTACTAGTATCTCTATATAAAAAGTTATTATCGTGGTATAACTTTGTTAATGAACCGTCATTGTTTAATCTTCTAACAGCAAAACCATCACCCCAACCAACAGTGAATATTAAATCATCATGAACCTCAAAACCATTTGGCCAGCCTATAACCCTATCACCACCATCATACTCACCAGAGCCACTTCTTACAAGTACGTTGCTTACACCACCTTTAGCCACAGGCATAATACCTTTTTGTCCTAAATAATCGTTTTGAGCAGCGCCAACTATACTTATAATATCACCACGTTCTAATGGTTCTGTTTTAAATGCCATCTTCTAATTGTTTTATTCTAACTTTAGCTTCTTGTATATTTTGCTTAAGTAATTGTATTAAATTGTCATCTTCGTTTCTAGTTTCTTCTAAAGATAAATCTTGTTCTGCTTGTTCTAAAAACCATTCCCAATATTCTTTTTCTTCCATCACGATGCTATTGTTGTAGTTATCCAAAATTGATGAAAGTCAGTGCTATTACCACTAACTACGTACATAAACCTAGTATCTAAACCAGAATATATTAAACTAGCCGAGCCTTCAGCTAAACTACCTTGAGTAGCGTGCTGATGCTTGAAAACATTGTAAGCTGTAACAAATCTTGATTTTGACGATGGAGGATTCCATTGTATTAGAAAAGCACTATTTAAAGCAGTAACTGTCATACCTGTTACCTCAACAGTACCAGCGCTAAAAGATATACTGCCTGTTAAAGCCGAGGAATATTTACCTGATTTAACCGCATATACTCTATATGCTTGTGTGCCTGGAGTATCAAAAGAATTATCTATTGTACTCATTGTATTAGCAAAGTCAGCTGGAGGTATTACAGATACTAATCCATAATCACCACCAGCAACCGAGCCAAATATTAGATAATAGTCTATGTTTGTAGAAGTCGACGCTGTAAAAGTCACATTAATAGTGTCTCCAACAACTGTTAAGCTTAAGTTTGTCGGAGCGTTTGGCGCATCGATTTCGACACTACTAAGATTTAAATCTTGTAGAAATTTTAAAGACATATTATTTTAATTTAATTTATTATGCTATTTTAAAGCAAAGTACTCTATATGTTTTGTTGTTAGCAGGTGCTGTAGCAAATTTAATTTTACACTGTGTGGTTGAGTGTCTTTCAACTTCAGCAAACACTGTATCGCCATCGTGATCACCAGAGCTATCAACAACTTGTATCATAACATCGTTTATAGCAGCTGCAGTAAACCCATAAGTAATTGTAAATTCAACATCACTACCATCACCAGTAATTGTATGAGCACTAGATCTAGCATCGATCTGATTGTTAATATCTGATGTACTAACAGAAGACGCAATTGTAATACTGTTGTTTGCGTTTGTAATTGTTACATTTGAACCAGCTGTTAAAGTTGCAACTTCAGGACCAGATGTACCACCAATTAATAATGATCCATTTGTAGTCATTGCTTTTGCAGCTAAAGCATCTGTACCAGTATCTTGTGAAACAATAACTGATTTATCAGTAAACGAAGTAGCACCAGTACCACCTCTTGCAACAGGCAGTGTGCCAGCTGTTAACTTACTTGTGTTAAGGTTTGGTATATCACCTGCAGTTAAACCGTAGTTTGTTACATCAAGAGTGTCAGCATATAATGTTCCTACACCAACATTTCCTTTAGTACCCATTGATTCACCACCAAAAGCACCCCATCTTGAAGCACTCTCATCCCATATCCACTGTACGTTTGTAGCTGTTCCTCTTTCAACTAGTATACCAGAATCTTCACTAGGTGAACCAGTTTCGTTACTATTAAGAGTAATTATATTATCTTCAATTAATACAACTTCAGAATTTTTAGTTGTTTGATTACCAGATACAATTAAATCACCATTTACAGTTACATTATTACTAAACGTTTTATTACCAGCTATTGACTGAGCACCTGACTTCAACACAATACCAGCACCATCTAATGTACTAGCACCAGTACCACCTTGTGCAACCGCTACTTGACCACTACTTATTTTAGATGCAGCTAAATTTGGTATTCTTGCAGCATCAAATGTACCACTGTTTATTTTAGATGCGGCTAAATTAGGAATTCTAGCTGTACCTAAAGTTCCAGATGTTATCTTAGAAGCTGCTAAATCAGGTATTCTTGCTGTTCCAAAAGTGCCACTAGTTATTTTACTTGCAGCCAAACTAGGAATTCTTGCATCAGCAAAAGTTCCAGATGTTACGTCACTTGCTGCGTGAGTATGTGAAGCAGGTGTGAAAGTAGATGGTATTCCAGATAAAGAGCTATAAGCACCATCAAAAGCATCTGTAATACCGAAACCATCTATTGTTGTTGGTTTACTTGTTAAAGAAGCAAAAGTGTGAACGTGTGATGCTTCAGCGTACTTACCATCAAGATCAACTGTTACAGTGCTTGAGTCGGTTAATGTTGCTGTTAAAACACCCGAACTGGTATTAAAAGCTAATCCACTTAAAAAAGTATTAGAGTCGCCAGTTGTTGTTTCAATTGTTTTCCACCCAGCATTATCTCGGTACTTTATTACGTTGTTGTTATCATCATAATAAATAACACCTTTTACAGCTGTAGGCGTGGATGTTGTTACATGGAGCTTAGCATTTTGCAGCTCGTTGTAATTGATATTTAAATCGTGTAAATATTGTATTGCCATTGTTTAAGTTGTTTATTAGTTCGCGTATACCGTACCGGAATTTTGTCCCTTAAAATATACTCTTGATTCATTTTTTGTTATATGTTTTACCGGTACTTCTACCACTTGTCCTGTACTTATTTTTACAGTTATAGATGGGAATTTACCTAAATTGTGGGTGATAGCAAAATAATATTCTCCGTTTTCTAAAATTAAATCACTTGTTGAAAAGTCTTTTGAGAACTCTTTATCTTGACTACCAGTCCATGGAACTAAATTATATATAATATTATTTAATAAGCCTTTACCACTAGCATCGTTATTTCCTGTTATAAAATCCATTGTTAGCCTATATTTATCTTGACTACCAACTTGAGCTATTTCTTTAACTCTATAAACAGCAAAAACATTAGGGTCTTGTACTTGACTTATTATAACGTCTTTGTTTAAGTATGTATTTAAAACAGCTAAAGTACTTCTACTTGTATTTCCATTTGGAAACTTACTAACTTGTAGTATTTGGTTGTTACCTGTTGGAAAAGCAAGTTCTGATAAACCGCTGTTTTGAAATTTCATTTTGCCACCACCTGCATCAGTATTACTGTATTTGTAAGGTATACAACCAGAAACACCGTGTGAGTTAGTGTTTGATAAAAATTTAGCAATATCTAGTAAAGTATAGTTTCTAGTTGCTCCACCAGCATCAGAACCTAAGACTCTATCGTCTTGAGTTAAATCATTATCTATTTGATACGTAGATATTCTTGCCATTTTTATTTTTTCATTTTATTATACTTTTCAACACTTCGTCCGCCGAAATAGGCGCCGATAGTTGTCATAAGTACTAATTGCAATAAATCAGTCCATTTTTCTTCAACATTGAAGTTAATTGAACCTGAATCTATAAATACCATGAGCACGGTCGCCACTATGAGGAATATAAGTACGAGAGGACGAACTGAACGCGTTAACCAGTTTCCGTGCTCTAAATCTGCTTTCCACCTTTCGGTTACATTTTTTTGCATAGCAGCTTCAGCTTCTATTAAAATGCTGGTCATTTCTTTTTCAAACTCAGCTTTCTCGTCTTTTGTTCTTATGAATCTATCAGCAACACCAGCTAGTTTATCTACAACAGAGCCACCTGCTTTGCCAAATATTTTACTTAATATCTTGCTCATTTTTTACTAGCCTTGTTTCCAAAGCCGCTCATTTTATATCCTTTAACTTTAAACCTAGACACAGCGTTTCCTTTGTACTTACTACTAGGTCTTACGCCACTACCAGTCACATTTGTTTCCATTTGTGATGATAAACTAGTTGTAGAAATAATGTCCTCTTGTTTTGTGTCAGGACTAGGCACGGCCTCATATTTATTTGTGTTAGGGTTTTTCTTATAAACTGTATCATCTGGACCAGCTGGTGTAGTTGGTGAACTAGTACCGGCTGTTCCCTCTGTTCCTTCTACAGCTTCTTGTGTTATAACTTTATTGTCTAAGTTCATTCTATTAACACCTTGTGCACTACCAGGTCTACGTACATATGGGTTTGTAACTCTAGGATCACTACTTGCGCTTTTAACATCTACTTTATCTGATGTACTAACAAAATCATCATTTACCCCACCTAAACCAAGAAATCCTTTTCTGAATTTACCACCTTTGTTATAACCACCGCTTTGTTCTAGTAAGCTAATAACACTTTGGTTGCCAGCTGCTATTTCTTTATCTATATCTAAACCTTGCTTAACCATCTTGTTTAAGCTTTTAGTGGCTTGTTTCTTTCTTTTATCACCACCTTTATTTCTTAGTTTTAATATTTTACCAGCTTCTCTAGTTTCACCAGCTGTTAAATAATCACCTTCTGTCACTGATTTTTCAGGTATCGGAGGAGTTCCAGGCGTGCCTGGATTTGTACTAGGTATATCTTGTAATGTTTGACTACCTGGTATTGTTGTTGTTCTTGTAACTCCTTCTAATAATTTTGTTAAACCTTCAACAGTACCGTGCTTTTGCTTTACTAGGTCTTCTATTGAAGCGCCACCCTTATACATTTCAATCATTTTGTTTTTATAAGCGTCACCAGCTTCTCCACCAGCTACAGCAGGAGGAACCTCGTAAGTTTTTGTACCATCAGCTTTAGTGTTTATAATTTTTTTAATCCCATCTATATTACCTATAGCTGAAGTGTGATCATGACCGTCCATGCCATGTCCTTTACCATCTACTAAGTGTTTTGCAGATGACAATGATTTCTCATTGTGTTTTAATATTTCTGTTATTTTTGCCATGATTTTTTATTTATTCTTTTACTTTGCCATAGGTACCGTAACCTATTTTTGCTTTTACTCTATCTTCAGCGTCTTTCTCCCAATCTAAGTTACCACTACCTTCGTTTTCTTTATCTCTAGGAATAGCTTCGCCTTTCCAATATGTATATTTATCATCATATGAAAATAAAGCAACAGTGTTTTCATTTGGTTCGTCAACTTCTTTTTCTAGTTTTTTATCCCATAAAGCTTCAAACTGATCGTGATGAGCTTCTTCATGTTCTAAAACTAATCTTCCCTCATAAGAATTTAGATCAACGTCTGGACTAACATATGTTGTCCCGTCTTGATTTGCTTCAGCTTTTATACCTTCACCTAAAGGTTTTACTTCTACAGGATGTTTAGGTTTAAAAGCATCAGAAGCCTTACCGTTCATTTTATAGAATAGTGACTTATGAGTTTTTGGTAATTTAAATCCCATTATTTTTTATATTTACTACCTTTATGTCCGCAGCCTTTTTTCTTAGCAGATGATACAACATCTTTATCTGAAGATATTTGTTGAGCGTCTCTAGCGTAACCACCTTCATTACCTATACCGTATTTAGCATTGCTATTAGTATCAGTAGGTTGAGCATTGTCTACTATTGCACCAAATTTACCACCTATGTCAGCAGCTTTTAGTTTGCTTAAAGCTTCAGCTGTAAATTTAGAGTTGCTATCGTACATTGCTTTAGCTGGACTAATTCCTGGTACTTTAGGTTTAGATGATTTTCTAGTGTTAGCTGAACACGCATTAGGCACTCTGCAAAATATATTGCTAAGTGTGCTTTGATTTTTGTTTCCTGGTTTTCCCATGATTATCTGTTTTTGTCTTTAATCATATCATCAATAGCCTTATTATAAACTTTATCAGTATATGATTTATTATTATAAAATGTATTTCTTTCTGAAGTGGGGAGATCCTCTTCACCCAATAAGATTCTGTATATACGGGATATAAGTTGACTTGATTTAAATGAGGTTTTGTATATACTATATTTAATTGTAGTTCTGTTTCGATGTCTCCATACTTCTATCCAACCTTCTCTTCTAAGTCGTTCCCATCGGTTTTTATCCCATGAGTAAGTATAAGTGCCATCTATAAAGTTATTACGTGTAAATCGCGATTTGCAATCTAAATAGATCAAAAGTTCTAAATCAGCGTCTTTTAACCCGTAAGTTTTACAGGCCCATTTTCTAACAAGCCTGTAATACTTAAATAAATTTAATTCTCTAATATCTTGAGCTGTTATTCTCATCCGACAAGAACAACATCTCTTATTGTTATAACCTCATATACATTGTCATTGTATCTTATACTATGGCCAACATGCTTGTCGTAATGTACAATATCTCCGTCTTTTACTCCTTCTGCAAACCTGCCACAAGTTATAACCTTGCCTTTAGCATACCTATTGTCACTGTCTAATTCTTCTGTAAGCTCTAAACCTGCAACTTTAGTACGCTCTTGCTTAATTTTTTCTATTACTATGTATTGATTAACTGCTTGCATTGTCCACTCTTATATTAGATATTACACAATCTGCAGAAATTATAGTAGAAACTACTGAAATTGCATTTTTTAGTGCCGTTTTTGTTACCAAAACCGGGTCAATAATGCCATTTTCAATCATATTGACCTCTTTTCCAGTAATTACATCAATACCATAGCCTATTTTTTTAGGAACTTTAGCATTTTCAATACCTGCGTTATCAAGTATAGTTCTAAATGGTGATAATATAGCTTTTGAAACTATTTCTTCGCCTATATTTTCTTCTTTTATACTTAAAGCAGCATTTAATAATGCAATTCCACCGCCTGAAACGATTCCTTCTTGTAAAGCAGCTTTTGTAGCAAAAATAGCATCTTCAACTCTGTCCTTTTTCTCCTTCATTTCAACTTTTGAGTACGCTCCGACTTTTATCACACCAACAAAACCTGAAAGTGTTGATAATCTTTTTTGCAATTGCTTCTTTATATAACCGTTTTCCTCATTTTTTATTAACTTTCTGATTTCTTCTTGTCTTTCTTCAAGTTTACTTGTTCGAGGACCAGTTGTCAGGACTGTAGTTCTGTCGTCAGTCACAGATTTTACTACTTCACCCAAGCAATCTGGCTGGATTAGATCTAAATCATCTCCAAGCTCTTCGTTCATGACCTTTGCACCAGTTATTAAAGCTAAATCATCTAAAGTTTGATCTTTATATTTACCATGTGCAGGTAAATCTACAATGTTTACTTTAATATTACCTTTAACTTTATTCATTAAAAGCGCAGATTTGACCTGTTGATCAACTTCTGCCATAATTAGCAAAGATCTACCAGTTTTTATCACATGTTCTAGTATGTTTTGTATCTTTCTTATGTTAGGTATTTTAGAAGATACAATTAAAACTAGTGGATTTTCTAGTATTGCTCTGTTTTTATCTTTATCAGTTACAAAATATTGAGATGTTAGACCTCCAGATAGCTTAACACCCTCAACAACGTCAGCATAAGTCTCTTCAGTTTCGCTTTCTTCCATTAAAACCGTGCCATCTTTACCAACTTTAGCATAAGCTTCAGCAATTATCTTACCTAGATTAGCATCTCCGTTGCAACTTATAGTAGCTACACTAGTTAACATATCACCAGTTACCGCTACTGAATTATCTTTTAAGTAATCTTCTACTTTTTTAAGCCCAGTTTGCATACCGTGCTTAATATCTCGTATAGATTCATCATAATATTCGTTACTATTTGCTAATTTTAATAGTGATTCAGCAAGGACGGTAGCCGTAGTGGTACCGTCACCTGCTTCTCTCACTGTATTTTTAGCAGCTTCTTTAATAAGTGTTGCACCTATGTTTTCTACAGGATCTCTTAGTATAACTGATTCAGCTACAGTAACACCGTCTTTTGTAATAACAGGGTTTCCTCTTGCGTCTTCATATACTACGCACTTACCAGAAGCACCAAGTGTAGATTTAACAGCGGATGCTAATTTTTCTACACCGGTAATAACTCTTTTTTTGGCAACATCGCCAAAGTTTAGATCTTTTACGATCTGACTAGGGTTATTAAATTCCATTTAATTAAATTTTAGTTATTTACTATTTGAATGTTTTTACTACTTTAGGTCCTTTTAAGAAATCTACTTTCTTAGCATAGTGCTCGATGCTTCCATCAATTGCAGCTTCTGCTCCTTCTATAGTTTCTCTTCTTGTGACATCATGCCATTTTTCACAGCATGCGTCTTCTTCAGGATTACAAGGACAATCAATATCCATATATTCCGTCTGAAAGAATCCGTTAGGTAGTTGTACAATCCTCCAGTTCTTTTTCTCTGCGAGGTGTTTCCAAAGGTTTATTGTTTCTTCGGTTACTTGTGGTTGTGGGTGACTATTCCACGTATTAGTCTTGTAATAAAAATACGTCATAATTTTGGTATTTTAGGTTAATGTATGCTGCTTTTGGTTGGCGGAGCTTACTTACGCCCTTCTCTTTTGGTACCCTTGCCCTCGTTTCCACGGTTAGATTTTACGCTGACAAATCTATTTCTTTTATGGTCATAGTCTTTACCCTTTAAGCTTTTACCAGCTTTTTTAGCAGCTCTACGTAACCTCTGATTCTCAGCTTTTTTACGTTTACGCGCTGCAGTCTTAGCAAATGCTAAATCTCTTTTCTTCTTTGCCGATGCTGCTCGACGTGATAATTTCTGTGCCATACAATAATAATTACATAGTAAAGCAAAAATTTAAATGATGACACTTGCCTATTATTAATTATACTAATCCTAAAGATTATACTTAGTATAATCTTATAAAGGGAGACAGTGACACTAGCCTATTACTAGGTATATCTTATAGGCTATTGTCATAAAAAAACACGTTAGATAATAAGAGGTACTGTGTTGCCCCTACCCTCCACCATTCGTATTTTCCTAGGAAAACAGATTTTTTTCAGCCGGGGCCCCTTTTTCCCAGGTTTTTCATGTTAACCTTTGGCAATCACGTGTAGACATGTATAGCATTTTTCACTTCACTATTCTAATTCTCACAAAGTAATTACGAATCATAATGGATAATATAATTGTAAGTAATATAAATGAAATACTTAAATAATAAATGAGATAGTGTGAGTGAGTGCGGAATAATACTAATACTAATTTTACAAGTAAACAAAGTATCTACTTTTACACAAACAAAATACGAACTCAAATGGATAATATAAATGTAACTAATAATAATAATAACTTTAAATCAATTTACTATGAGCAATTTAATCACAAAAAGATTTGTACTAAGAAAATCACTAATCGGAAAAAATGTAACATTCGAATTCACTAACAAAAAAGGTGACAAGTATGTGTACTCACATGACAAAGCTTTCAACATTATGAAATCAACACTTACAACTTTACCATGCTGGGAAAAGTACAAGTCTTACACTGCAACTAACAATATACCGTTAGCACTAAGAGGTAAAGACTTAGTATAGTCGACAAATACCTCAGCCGAAGTGCAGAGTAAGCTGAGGTGGCTAAAGTCGTAGTTGCGCATTGTTTAGCGACTTATAAAAAATGCGAACAAGCAAATGCCATAATGGTTTATAGTGGTTCGATTCCACTCATGGCAACTAACAATTAATATAATAACTATGAACAGAAAATTCACTCACTATGTAATCAACGCAGTGTTAATCAGTATGACTTCACTCTTTGTATTCGGCTTTGTAAACTTAGTTTACCACTTAATATTCAATAACCCAACTATAACTTATGGATTTTAAGAAAATAATACTAGAATTTTTATTTGTAGTGTGTTTATTCGCGCTACTATATGTATCACTATGGGTATTTTGCCCATGCTAAAATAATAACTATGACATTTGAAGAACTACATGTGATTGATGGTATGATTTACTGTCACGAAATAGATAAATATGTAACTGTTGAAGAATATACAGAATACTATTATGGCACGCACTAGAAAATATAAACAAATAAAACTAACTAAAAAAGCATTTAACTTTGAAGTAGACGAGTGGTACAGAAGATATAACCTTGCTACATACAAAACAAATACGAATAAAGTTGGATAATATAATAAATTACAATTATGATTAATACTATAAAATTCCACGGCGCTAATCCTAGCAACTTCAATGTACCTCAAGCTATCACATTAACAAAAGATGGCAAAACAGAAGTACTAACACTGTCACCACATACAAGATATTATGACAGCGAAGACAAAATGTATCACTCATTTAACAAATGGGTAAGCGTAAATGGCAGAATATACTCTTAAAAACTAAAATTATGGCAAAATACTTTGACGATTTAACACTCGAAGAAATGTTCGAGCATCACGACCACACTTATATGATGAGTGATGACAATAGATATTACAAAGCTGGCAGTCGCGAGCGTGAAATAATATACAATAAAATTAAAGAACAAGGCGGTTGGACTAAAGAATTAGTCGACACATATAACAAATATGCGCCTCCAGGCAGATTTCAACTTGACTGGGAATTTATAAAGGCGGGATAGAGCAGGTGGTAGCTCGCGAGGCTCATAACCTCGAGGTCGGTGGTTCGACTCCATCTCCCGCAACTAAATAGCTCTTGGGAATACACTGTAAGCTTGGTGTTGAAAACAAAAGAGCGGTGAGCATGCTACGGTACTAAGGTGCAGGTTCGACTCCTGCCATGCTCTCTAATTTAAATATAATAACTATGACAGAATTAACTTGGAAACAAGAGCAAGAGGCGTTAGAAAACGCTTTTGTAAGACAATTGCTCATTAAATACAATATTAAAGAAGTAACTACACAAAGACAAGCAATAAATGGTACAAGAGAATTTGAATTTCCTTGTTCTACACACGAGAACACTAATCAATTTTACAAGAATTGGCTAAAATCTAAAGGTAAATCACTAAATGATACACCAAGATTAAGGTTAGCTTGCTTCAAATCAGGCTATGTAAGAAAACAAAATGGCACTTATTCGCCATATCAAATAAATAAAACTTATAATCAAGAACAAAGAACTACATTTTTAATTGATGGTAAGTTAGAAACTAGAAAATATATTGGCAAGGCAAGAGCTAAAGTATGGTCAGGTCTTGCTAGATTAAACTATATGTTAGAATATTATCTAAAGAATTACAAACAAAATACGATTAAAGCTGGATAATATATACGATGACAAAATGTAAATGCAATAATATAATACCTCCGCAGCGCCTCGCACTAGGTTACACCTCTTGCGTCAACTGCTCCGATGTAGAAGCGTACGGCTGTGTTCAAATCACATACCACAAAACCGGCAACACCATTCAAATTATGCCGGCAAGCCAGGCGAAACGTGTTAGAAAGCTTGGCGCTCGTAGAGGTTACGGTACATGTTTAAGATAATACTATGGCAGTAATAAAACAAATACATATAGTAGCTAAAGAAATAGCAGAAGATATAACAAAACAAATCAATAAGCAATGCGACTGGCAAGTGGATCAGTTTCTGCCCCCTAACAGTGAGGGCAAAATAATAAACGAAGCTCATAGTTACATGGCAAGAACTGTCGCTCGTCATGTCGCAAATGCTTTTGATGTAAACACTAATAAATATTACGATGAGTGATTCAGTAAAAAAATACTTTGAAGATAAAGAAGAAACTTGTAACTACAGCGGGCTAAGAAGCACAAGCAGCTACACAGCTAAGTACATATTCTTACTAGATTTTAATGACGGTAAGGTATATAGATATGACATTAGCTCGTTATGTAATGATGAAAATAAATGGAATCCTGACTCAGAGTCTTGTGAAGCGTTTTTATACGGCGCAGGTCACAAAGTAAATG